GCCAAAGCGGCTGATGTCTTTAGGGAATCGATCAGCTACGATCTGGGCTGTTTGGTCGGTGTAGTATGACCGGTAGTCCTTGCGGTTGGTCTTGTTTGCGTGCGGGAGATGTAGAGCCAGTCCCAAGCGGCCGGTGATCCTTTTCCAGGCCTCGTCAATCTCCTCGAACTTGAATATCTCGTCGACGATAACTCGGCCGGCCCGGTCTTCTAGCATTCTCGACTGATCGCTCCACTCCATGTTCCCCTTGTTGGGCTGGACGACGTCGACCAACCACCTAGTGAAATCGGTGTCTTCCGGCAGGTGCTGGGGGTTGGGTGGAAGCAGGCGCTGCTTCCGGTACTGGAACGAGCTGACGATCCTGTCCCAAGGGTTCCTGACGACGGCAAAAGACCAGAAGTCTTTGAAGCACATCCCAGCATCGTTTATTGCGGCCCTAACCGTCAGGGCCGAGTCGTGGTCCTCGGCCAGCTTCGGCAACCTTTCCCATGGGCGCAGCGCGACGGAGACCGACGTTCCGCCGGTCTTGTTCACATGAATGAAGATTATTTTGAGAGATTCGCTGATCATTTGATTCCGATAATCTGTCCGTTGGGAGGAGCGTCCTCTACCGGGAGAAGCTTGCCACTGCCTACAACTCGATGAGTCTTAAACCCGGCCCTGTCAAGGTGGTTCGCAACGAGCCGGGCTGGGGTCTTCGCATCGTTGTGAGATTCTACGATAACCCAGCCGCCGGGAGTCATCGACTCCAGAACTTGTTTTGCGCCTTCGAGTACGTCCAGCTCGAACCCCTCGACATCGATCTTGATCGCGTCGGGAACCTCGCGAACCAGATCGTCCAATGGGATCACGCTTACCTCCTGAAAGGGAAGGTTCTTTTCAACGGCCATCGTGCTCTCGGCAATGGCGTTGGCGATGTATAGCTTGGCCGTCCCCAGCGTTCTGCCGATCGCGGCGGCGCAGATGCGATCTCGAGGGATACCGTTGAGGTCAAAGTTCAATTCAAGCACCTCGCGAGCGCGGTCTTCAGGCTCGAACGCCAAAACATCGCATCCGCGAGATGCGGCCGCGAGGCTCATCAGCCCGATGTTCGCGCCGACGTCGATCAGCAGCTGACCTGGTCCGAGCTTATTGATCCAGCCCATTACGGGCATCTCATAGAGGCCAAAAGGGCAAAGCGAGTATCCCAGATGCCCGTAAGGAACCCAGGCCTCGGCGTTGATGTTGTGGAGGTAGGTCTGGTAATAGGCCAAGCCCTCAGGCTGCTCTATTAAAACCTCTCGTGTTGTCTTCTCAAAATGCTTCATTTTCCGAGAATGTGCCGGGCTCTATCTAGGTGCTCCATCGCGTGATCGTAGAGGCCCCAGTTTGGGTAAGTAGGAGGCGTGTGCGTGTGAATGTGAACGCTGGCAGTGTTGCCGTCTGGCGGCTCTTTTCTCCAGATCCCGTGGTTGTGTTCGCGGCCGAAATAGTCGCAGTGGAACAGTCCCGGCAACCTTTCCATGCACTTCTGTTCGTAGAACCCGTCCATGCCCTCCTCATACATATATAACCAGGTGCCGGCCGTCAACTGGTGCCTAGTCATCAGGAAGCCAGCATTGAAGACCCCATGCCGGCCGATGACGCTGTGGCCCCAGTCAACCCAGTGGAACGGGCTGAGAACGACGTCGGCCGCGTAGGTCTCGATCAATGATCGGCAGAAAGTTATGTCGCAGTCTGCAATCAAGGCACCTTTCCCGTTGGCCACAGCGACGGCCTGCTGAAGGGCGTAGATTTTCCACCAGATGGGAACGATTTTCCAGTAGTCGGACTCGGTAGCTACCTTCTCCAAGCGCTTCTCGATCGTTCCCTGTGTCGCGGCGTTCATGTGAGGCATGACCTCAACGTATTCGAGCCGCCACTCCTTCACCAAACTTCCAACGTAGCGAGATGTCTCAACGTCACAAATTACTAGGACCGGCGTGTTCCGATGGTAGGCGCAGAAGGTTAGCAACCAGGCCTCAAGATCGCCCATGACCGGCTCGTCGGCCACAACAGCGGCCGCTCCGAGGCCCATCCTAGCTGTCGAAGTAGAAGTATGCCTAGTCCCCTGCCGAAGTTTTTTTTTCCACTGGGAGACTAGGTCGTTGCACTCGCGCCGGTCCCTTGCGGCCGACGCGAGTTCGTGGTTCATATTCGCTCTTCTTCCCATGGTCCTGACTTTACGGTGCGATCGGGCTCCAAAGGAAATACATATCGAAGCCAGTAGCTCCTGCGCCGCTCGAAATCACAACGTCGATCTCTCCCTTATCGGGAACCACCCGGCTGGGGAAGTTTCCGGTGCTGACTGACCTGCCTAGGTCGTCAACGACGTAGGCCGCCTCAACGCTCTGGTTGATCGCCCCACCAGAGAAGACGGCCGCGCCGTTGATGTTGATCGTATAACTGAAGTGGCCGGGCGATGAAAGCGAAGGGTCGGTCGTGCAGACTAGGATGTCACGCAGATAGCGCTTCTTTGGAACGAAACCGGCCGGGTGAGTTGCGACGGTGATGGCCGTCGAGGGATCAATCACCTCGTAACGGGTAACCTCCTCGCCGATCTCTTGCCAGACGGCACTTCCGGTCGCGCTGCTATTGCAGATCCACAGGCGGAACGCCGACGGCCAATACCATTGGCTCCCAACTTCGTATCCCTGAGTGTTGTCGTTCCCAGACGCAGGAGCGGTTGTCGCGGAGAAGTTGTTCGTCGTGCCTCCAGAGCTTGCCCCGCCTCCTATAATGATCCACCTAGAGTAGAGAGCGCTCCAGATGGCTTGAACCGCTTTGTTGTTAGCGTCAAGCGTTACATCGGATCCACCCCAGCAATAAATGTCTCCAGCGTTATGCTTGATAACTACCGTTCTAGCATCGTTGGCCGCATAAAGGAAAACGACATCTCCATCAGCAGGGCTGCCGCCGAGCGTTTCTAGGTCATCGGTAGCGGCATCGCCTTGTGTGTCAATATAGTGATGGTTTCCGGTTACCGCCACCGCACCAGCCGCAATGGTAAGTTCAGAAGCACCTCCTGCATCTGGGCCAGATCCTCCACCACTAGAAGCAAAAGAAGAAAAATTTGCTCGGCGCATTGCCCCAGCTCCCGTGTCATAAAATGGAATCCAATCACCGGTGACCGGAGAGGCCAGAGTATAACTCGGCACGTCCGCGTCGAGAACTTTGTTGGAAGCGCTAATAGTGGTCCCCGATACTCCCCATGTATTAAGCACCCGAGAAGCGAGTGCCTGATCGATCCCGTAAAGGTGCGCGGTGAGCTCGTCTTCGTTAGTGACCTCTGTTGGGTTGGTCGAAGGAGTGTAGTTGCTGGGATTCCAGTCTATGTCAATGGTGTCCCCATCAATTGGATCAGATCCGCTTCGACTATGGGAAGAAGCATGAGAGCTTGGGGATCGTGAATCTGTTAATCTCGCATCACTGTCGGTTACATATTTATTTGAACCGCTTGCAGAGCCATCGGTTCCATCAAGGGCTGCTTTTTCATCAGCAGTTGGAAATCTTGCATCTTGACCAGAAGCAGCTTTATCGGATGTCGTGCCAAGATTAACAAAAATACCCTGAGAATCTTCACCCAAAGATCCTTGGCTGTTTGCCGAGAGGCCAACAGACTTACGCTGCACATCAAGCGAGATTGTATCCGCAGCGTCGTCAGGAGTGCAGTTGATTGAGTTAGTGTCCCCGCCGCTTAGCGCGGTTCCAATTGCATCACGGGCATTTTCATCAGTGTAGGATCCGCTAGATGTTAGTGAATTATCGATTCCTTTGAGGATAGCCCCAAGGTGATCTGAATCGGTCACGTTTGGATCCGAAGTGTCAGCCGAAATAGTTGAAAAGCTGACGTCGATCTGGAGTTTGTCGGCATCAATGGAATCAGTTCCGCCTTTGATATGAGACGAGGCATGGCTGGACGGAGACCTAGAGTCAGTAAGCCTAGAATCATTTCCTTTTACTATTTCGCCAGAAGCCGCATCACCAGCGGCGGGAACATTGAGGGCCGCGGCTGTTCCAGCGTCACTTATTGTCGATAAAAGCTGGGTGCCGGTATGATTTGCTCGAGAAACAACTTCTGCAATTGTATTGCCGCCATCTTTTAAAAGTTTTCCCGTGGTGCCATCAAATGTAGCAATTCTGTTGTTTACTGAAGAACTAGGTCCGGCGACATCAGCGGTGAGCGCTACAAGTGCAGCCTGAACAAAAGCGGTTGAAGCTAGTTGGGCGGTATTGGTCCCAGATGTGGCGGTTGGTGCGGTGGGTGTTCCGGTGAAGGAAGGACTTACAGTGGAAGCCGCGGGATTTCCCGCAACGTTTACCGCATCGGCATTTACTTCTGCCCACGGTTTCGTTGAAGTTCCTATTTTGCCTTCGCTGGCTGCTCTTGGTACTACGTTTTTTGTTGCCATGTTTACAATTTTGGTTGGAGGTCCCCATTGCCGTCTAATTCCCAGAAATTATCACCCGTCAATGAAACTGAATTGGTTGGTTGGAGAAAATTTGATGAATCACTTTGCCATCCTTGGCCGACTGTTAAAGCCGCAGCCAAAGACGGTTGCAGGTTGCCTGATTCCTCCTCCCACGCCTGTTGCGGCGTGACAGTTTGTTCAAGGACTTCAGGAACTCTGGAGATCAATGTCATACTATTATATTGAGTCGTTTTTTGAATCAGCAAGCAGAAGGTGATGTCTCTCCCGGTGGAGTAATCGGTTCGTCATTCTGAAACGGGATTGTAAAATTCAAAACAAGAGTTTTGTCGTCAAAAGATTCACTAATTCCAGGCTCCGATTCTCGAGTTGATGTCCGAGTTACAGTAGCTGGTTGCGTAGTTGTAGTTTCAGAAGATTCTTTCTCTGATGGTCCTCTCGTGCTTGTAGTGGTTGTAGTGTTTACCCTTGCTTCGGAAATTTGTTGAGTAACTCTGGCAGTTCCTCTTTTTGTATCCGTGATAGTTTCGTCAAGTTCTATTGGCATGGTATTATTCTATTTTTTACTTACTTCCCCATAGTGCCTTTTAACTTTAGTTTGGTCGCTACCGCTATCTCGTGTTTCTGAAATCGTGCTAGTAGGTCCATCATTAGTAGTTCTTTGTTGAATGGTTTCTTCGGTGCCATCACTTACTTTGCTTTGTGATGTTTGAACCCGCTCACCGCTTAACTCAGTAGAAGATTCAGTTGCAGTTCCAGATGTTTGAGACTGGGTCCTAGTAATTGCGTTGATTGCGCCGTCTTTTCCAAACTGAACTTGGAATTGAACTTCTTTAGGGAGAAGACAAAGCAAACCAGGCGCCGAACCGTCACCTGTGTTTTGGTCTTTACGAAGATACCAGCAAGCCGCGTTGATCTCCAGCATGGCGCTGATGATCGTATCGCGAAGTTCGTTTGTTTTGTCTGTAATTACCGGCATTTTACCACCCTGCTTTAGTCCCTACTTTGTTTCTTGGTTTTGCAAAATCAGGCATCATTCTAGCCATTTCTACTCTAGCTCTCTGAGCTTGTGTTCCGATTGATCGCTCGGCCTTATCGGACCCGTTCCACATGGAAGACCCGATGAGCCTTTCTTCGATCAATGGAATTAAAATTAAATTGGCGTGACCATCAGCTACGGGAATATCCCGAGGTTCCGACATTTCAGAAAATTGCACCGGATCAGGATAATAATCAGCTTCGAACCGAATTACATCTTGCTCTTGCGGAATTGGATCAAGCCTTAAAAGAGTCACGAGATCACTCCCTTGACTTTGTCCACCATACTCAACTCCATAACGGACAGGCGTTCCAAACCGGCGCCATCCACTTTTGTTCCAATGCCGGCGGTAGTCGCCATTGTATTGAACTCGATCATCTCGAGTTAAAACCCAGCCGTTGTTGTGAAGTCTCGGGTCGCTTACAATGCGTTTAATAACTTTGTTCTGAATCGCAATTGCGTCTGGGTAAACGACAGCTTGGACGTCTCCTGTTTCACCCGGATAAGTATCAAGAACCTGATCCGTTGCCACAACTTCATTCCACTCAGATGTATTTCCTCCAAATACGACTGTGCAGCCTCGTTCTGAAGGAAAAAATGGAACATTTCCAACTGAATTTGAACCGTTTACTACTGAGGCTGTAAGGGTTCTGGCTTTTGGAATACGAAAGGAAAACGTAGTTCTGGACCAAACGTCAGGAACATTTTCATAAAATTCCATCAAGCCGGCTGTAATTTCACCTGCGAGTTCCTGTTTGGAACGAGCGGATAAATTGCCAATGTCGGAAACATCAAGATGCCGAGTTAGGCGGTGAGCAAGTTCAACGGTGTTCATGATTTTGGAATCATTGCTCCGGTTCGAGATTTTTTATCGACGCTGTAAATTTGCGGGTCAGAAACCCCAAGCGAAGTCAAGGCGGCTGCATAGCTTTCTTGGTAGCCCCTGAGGGCTTCTTGGCCCCTTCGAAATAGATGTGACTGAGTCATGTGGTATTGAGCCAATGGGAGCAATATAGACTCGTGATATCGGTGAGGCGTTGGAAGTTTACTTCCGTCGCAAAAGCTATCTACAGTGAAAACTGGACACTCTCTAGCTAAATCCACCTCGAGGTTTTTTGTTGATGCCGGAGTAGGAGCTAACATCAAGTAAATTTCCACAACTTCATCTTGAGCGTCTCCGGTTTTTCGGCGCCGGTCGACCCAAAATACCTGAGGATCCGCGTTATCAGTGTCGTAATCGTTGCCACTATAAATGGCTCCGAACGACAAAAATTCCCCTTTAGAATCACAAGGGGCTATAGGTTTACCAGACGAAGAAAATCGCAAGGGTCCCAAGACCTCTTGGACGTCATCGTCAAGTTGGTATTCAGAAATTCCTGAAGCGGTTGCAAACTGGTGGATTTCTCTTGTAAGAAAATCAGCGTTTGGTGCGCTCCAAATATTCTGATAGGCGCGGTTCAGCGCGGTTACCGCATCCTGCTTCAAATAGCTGGGCGCGGTTCCAGGCTGCTCCACTTGAACCACCCTGTAAAGGTGGTCTCTGAAGGTTTCGATGTCCATGCCGAATGGCTGTGGTCACCGAACTACTTTTTTGCTTTGGCGGTCTTCTTCTTGGCTGGTGCCTTTTTCTTACGCGGTGCCTTCTTAGTGTCGTCAGACTCTTCTTTGTCAGATTGCTGAATATCGCCCACAAGGACGCCTTCAGTTACTTCTTCAGAATCTTTAAGATCAGGCTTTGGCGCAACAGGCTTAGGCTGGACTACTTCTTTTTTCTTCTGTGCGTCCGGATTGATTTTTACTAGCTTCACGTAGGGTGGCGAAAAATAGCGCCGATCTGTCGTGAGAAACTTGCAATCTCGGTTGAAGTCTTCGATGTCGTCTGGTCCGTAAACTCGGCCTTTATAGGCCAGTTCACCATGCTCAGGAATTTCTATGAAGTCCCCTACTCGACCTCGCTGGTTTGGCGACGATCGACGGTAGCAAATGATAGCTCGGAGTTCTTCCATGGTTTTTGTTAAAGTTGAGGGGATGCCGGAATCCTAACCGACACCCCCTCTATCTTATAAACAAGGATCAAGTGATCGTAGGAGTTGGGACCCCAGCGTAGTTGATAGCATGTGCGATCATTACGTAACCTGGGAATGCTCCCGAAGCATCCATTCGAGGCTGCTGCCCAAAATAGGTGCGGACAAATACATCAGTGATGTATCCGTCTTCGTGAGTTTCCTCTCCGCGCTTGTTGCGGTGTTTTCCGTATCCGCGGCGTGCTGCTTCAGCACCCATCATAAGACTCCAACCGTAGGTCTGTCCTTTCGAGTTGGCGAGCATGATGAGGGCGTCTTCGGCCCAGTCGTCGCAAATAAGACCGGCGAACGGTCCAGAAGCATTTGTTACGGATCCAACGGTCTGCTTGAACACTGTTCCCGAGAGAGTAGTGCTAAGAACCTCGGCCAACACAAGATTGTGTCCGTTGTTGGTCTCGACCTTGGCGAATCCGAACTTGTTTTTCTGGTTTGCGGCAACGCCAGTAGCGTCAGGCGGATTGTAAACGATGATGTAGAAGTCATCCGTTCCAGCAGCCGGTGCGCTCAGAACGTCCTGCTCGTTAAACTTGAACGCCATTTTGGGGAAATACTTGAAGTAGTCCCGGATACCCGCAGCAGCCGGAGTAGTGGCTCTGGAGCCTCCACCGTTGAGCGTGTATTTGGTGTTCGCGTTAGCGCCTCCAAAGAAGGCTGAACCGTCAAGAATAGCACCCGCACCATCAGTGTGGACATAAGCTTTCGGGTTCCACGGCGAAGCAATTGCACCGTCGCCATCGTGATCGATTGGATTCCACTTGTGGAAACTATGCCCACGGGCGTAAGAATAGCCTCCCTTGAAGAGGAAGTTTGTGTCGCCGCGCTCGCCACCGTCCCGAAGGATGGTTTTGTAGTTGTCGTCCAACTCGAGGGCATAAAGGCCATCAGTGGTCGAGCAAACATGCTTGCACTCAACAGTGTTGCCATTGACGGTCTTGGTTTCAGCCGGACGGCCGCCAAGACGCTCCAATCGGACACCTGCCTTGATGACTTCATCAAAGCTCAAAGTGTCTGCGCTGGTCAGATCATCTGCGCCGCCGCTGTCGCCAGCCCATACGGTGTTAGATGAGTCTCCCTTTTCGCGGAACATCATTGCCATGCGCTCCGATTTCGTACGTCCAAGCCATTTTCCGAGCTCAGCAGGAAGTCCGGAGACGATTTCGCCTCGCATTCCCATGTGCTCTTCCATTCGCTCGCTGTATCGAGTCGCGTGACGCAGAACATCGAGAACCAGGTCGTCCTCGTTGAAAGTGAGCTTTTCGAAATCTGTAGAAGATTCGAAGAGTTCTTCCGCGTGTTTTGCCTCATTGTAGAGACCCGCCATTGAAGTGAACGTGATACGGTGACCGCGTCCCTTTGAAGTGTCAGTGATCGTCCGGATACCGGAAGATGGGCTGTTACCTTCGAACTGCTGGAAGAAATCCCGCGTTTGTTCGAAAATATCAACTCCACGTTTCCACATCTGATGTGGATCGATTTGAGCGGCGACAGAGCCGCCAGTGTTTGGTGAAGATAAATCCCAAGCCATAATTAATTGTTGTTGATGTTAAAAGGCCGATTCATGGACTTAGCCTGCCGAAAGCTGCCCGTTTTTGAGCGCTTCCATGGCGTTGTAATAGTCCGATGGGTTTTCAACCCCTACAAGGGGATCGGCCGGTTGAGGTGGCGCAGTATCGGATCGAGCAGAGCCCGAGGCGATCGGCGCCTTAGTTTGAGGTTGGACTGCTGGTTTTGCTGGTTCAGATGGTTGGGAAGATTTGGCTTTTGGATCGACAGGGGCAACGCCTTTGCTCTTGGCTGCCATTTTGGCAAGCTGCCAGACGTAGTCCGGCTGAGAGACGCGGTCGTCACCTGTTTCAATCAGAACACTATGTATTCTGACCATTTCCTGATGGAGATCTGAATTTTCTTTTGCGGAATCAGGGTAGTAGGTCTCGGCCTTTTGACTGGCTTCACTGACCTGCTGCTGTTGTTGCTGTTGAGCGGTCTGAACCTCGCGCTGTTCGCGGTCGGTCAGAGGCTTCTCGAGCTTCCGTAATTCGTAAATTTGCTTTTCGATCCGACCTGCCTCGGCTACATCGTAGTCCTCGGTCTGGGCCTTGATCTTTGCCTCCATCAGTTCATCGAGGCGCATTTCCAATTCTTCCAGAGTCTGTGGCGCATTTGGATCAACCGGCTCGTCAATCGCTTCACTTTCTTCCTTAGGGACCTCAATTTGAATGCCGGCAGATTCTGCCAACCTCATTTGAGCTTCCATTTGGAGTTCAGAAAAACTCTTGTCCGGATTTTCCTTTTGGAGCCTCAACACTTCGGCCAGCATTGGGTCGCTGGTCCTTACGCGCTGCCTATAAACTTCGTCAGACTCTCCGGGCTGCTGTTCGGGCGCCTCGGTGGACTCCTCGCTTGCAGGCTCTTGAGATTCTTCCTCAATCGGATCGGTCAATTCCTGCGGCGTCTCGCCAGCGGGTTCTTGTGCCGATGTTTCGGTTGGCTCTTGATATTGTAGCGCCGCATCCATCCACGCACTGGGGTCATCCCCCAACGTGTCAGGCGTTGCAGCATTCTGGTTTTCGGCCCCCAATTGGGTAGCCGCCGTCTCTGGTGGTTCCTGGGCTCTCGCCTCAGACGAATCCGTTTCCATATTAAGCATCTGAGTGGTAAAGTGACTGAGTCAACAAAAAATTTAATTATGCCAAATACAGCACCATCAGGAGGAGACCAATTTCTAGCACCAGTTCCTGGTGCAGATTTCGATCCAGACAACGCCATCATGCAAGCAAGAGCGTTAAATGCTCTTCAAGACCAAATGAAATGGGTTGTTGATCTGCTTTTACCTTTAGAAAGTGAAATACTAATCGATTCCAGAGGAAGGAAATTTGAAACTCTCGTCGACTTGCTGGGAACAGATCCTCAGTCTGCAAAAAAATGGAGATTAACAGGAAGTCCTGAAGCTGCCTCAATTGAAAACCCAGGATTGATTCGGTCGGGAATGATGTTTAATACGTCGTTGCGAATAAAAGACATTGACGAAGAGTTTGATATCTCGACGATCAATGACCGCCTTTACCTCGAGGGTGAATTTATTGATGAAGAATGGAAAATAACTCTAAAAGGAGGTCAAGACTGGTCAGACGCTTACCCAATTGATTACCAAGGCGGTAGCGATTTTAATTATCTCAAATTTTACTATCCGCTTGCTATTACGCATCAATTGGAAGCTTTGGAAAATGACAACATTACACCTTCGCTATCTGACGCCGATGTAGGAGTTAGGTTAGTTGCCCCTGATTCTGATCTTACTTTAATAGATTCCTATTTTATTGATCAAGAAAAGGACGAAGGTCAATACATGATCTACCCAACACCGCCACCAGGAGATATTTATCTCCCTGCAAGCGCAGATGAAGATGCAGATTAAAACTCAGAATGAGCAGACCAAAACCAACACCTTTTTGCGGACGCAACGCCTGGATGATTGACCGGCAAGGCATCAAAGTGTCCAATTTTTCTTTAGATCCATTTTGGGTAAGACCTAAAGATTGGGTGGATTGGATGATAAACGTAAACCAAATCAATTATTTGATAGATGTCCAAGATGGCTTTGGCGGTTCTGTTTCGGGAGAGCTCGTTTCTGAATTAACAAGCGGTCCTCCGGTTGCAAACGAAGAACCAACAATTTACCGTAGAGAACAGCGGTGGATACCAAAGGGGGAAGGCGACAATCCGGATTACTTGGACGCTTACAATTCTTTGAGGGTGTCTACCCTCTCATTTCCTGATAAAGCAAGGACTGCAAAACCCTACCCGCCATCCGACTACAACCGTGCGGATATTGAACTGAATCCCATCAATGGGTCTTACGGAAACTACGGAGTTCAAGCTTGGAGGGAATGGCCTTTGTTTGACACAAATGACTTTTCTTATACCACGCCAGTTGTGTCGGTCTCGAATAATTCCCAAATTGCCACAAATCAATCGCTATGGAGGAAAGCTTGGGAACAAGAAGATATCGAAGAAGGAATACCAAACCCCGGATGGCGATACCAGATCCCATTTTTTTGCGAAATTGGTGTAGAACTTGGGCATTGTGGACCTGTGTTTGTAACAGAAAATTTTGACCCAAACACTGGCCCAGTTCCGATCGCGCCAATTTACGAAGATGTTTTTGAAGGAGGTCGAGTAGTCATTGGTGGAAACGCCTATTCGAATGAAAATGAAGATTCTGAGAACTTTGAAGAACCTGAAGACCCTTTTGAGATCCCTTCTGATTATCAAGAAATAGAAGTAGATTTCATTTTGACAGCGTTGTCAGGAGACGAATATACAATGCGAGCCAGAGTCCAATCTGGATTAGAAAGCGCAAGAACCCAAACGGACCCAAGCACTGAATACAATGATGGAACACCGTTCAATACAACGGGGGAAGGTGAATATGCGGCTTACAGCATGTCGGGCGAAGTCCGCATAAACCTGCAAAAAGTTTAGCCGTCCGACTTCATTTGCTTTGAAAGATGCACTAGGTCGCGGTCCGGTTTTTCAATTACCTTACGGATAGCTTTTGCCTCGTTTCTTTTAGCCTCACGATCTTTGTCAGAAAGTTCTTCGTTTCGAAGAACGTCTTTTTCTAACACAAGCAAAGATTTTTCCAAATCTATCTTCAGATACTCATTCCAACCTGAACTGTTTAAAAGATTCCGGATTGCCAATATTCGATCTGTATTGTCCATCAAGTCAGTGGCCCCGTGTTGGCCGTAGGTTGTTGCCCTGCTGCATCCATAGCACCTTCAGGCCCACCAGGCAACTCTGACCCCCCTCCGATTTGTATGTTTGTAGGGATCAAATATCGTTCTGCATTCTGTATCTGGAACGACTTTAAAATATCCACGTAAAACTGCACTGTTTGTAGTTGGATTTGCGGCGGTAGACTGTAGAACTCCCTGACAACACTGGCAGCCTGAAGGTTTTGCTGCAACTTTTGTTCCGCGTGATAGCGGGTCATCTCAAGTCTAATATTAAGATCGAGGTGATTGATTTCTGCTGGAGACATGACGTCCATTACCGGAGATGCACCTTCAAAAAACTCAAAAACTTCATCTTCATCAAGGTTGGCCATTGTAACCAAGACGGCTTGATGAACTAGATCTTCAATCCCGTCTTCAAGATCGGAAACGTAAACGCCAAAAAGCTCATGGCCGCTTAGGTCAATGTTTCGAATACCTGTAGCAAGCTTGGTGGAGTTTAGGCCGGCCATTTCAGAGTCATTGGCGCTGGCAACCCCACTCATGTTCATCGCCATTTGAAGATTAAACTCAATTAAGTTCTGAAGGTCATTGGATTTAATATCCTCAAGGTAAACCGTCTCAATTACATCTTGCGCTGTTTTGTCGGGCAACGGCGAATAAGTTCCACCCCAGTTCATCTCGAGGTTTGGATTTGAATCACCCTCAATAGTGTTGTAAGGCCGGAAAAGGTCAATTCGGCCAGAGCTTGACTGACTGAAATTCCAACGGTTGAAAGATAAGTCTACAATCTTTTGGATTGGCTCAAAAATCTCCATGGATCCAATTCCATGCCATCTTCCCTCGACAGGGTTAATTCTAACACATCGGAAGGGGCGCTTTGAGTCTGGCGTTACATTGGCGACGTGATCATAAAAAAGCGGAATGTTGTTCTTACGATCGTAAACCAAGATCACATCTTCATATCGACCGTCTTCGTTTACATCAAAACGTAGATAGGTTTCTGCAATTTCGGTGGTTGGCTCCCTTGTCGTGGCTTCAGCCTCTCCCTCTGATGTCATGTCATCTCCCGACTCGTTGAGCTCAGGGCGAGGCTTGTTTGCGGCCGTGCTTGGCTGTCCGGACTCCGATGCTACTTCTCGAATTAGATTTAGGCCTCGAATGTAGGAATCTTCACTTCCTTGAAGTGAGTTGTTGTTGACGATCATATCAACTAGCGACATCACCGGCATATCATAAAGGTGACAGATCTGGTCAGCGTCTTGAATCGATTCGGCGTTTAACGGACACAAAAAATCGCGAAAGTAGACCGTTTTTGATTCTGGCCCCCTGTAATGGGTAACTGTTCTTTCGACTTTTCTAGCCTCGTAATTGCGATTCGCTTGCGTCGGAACTGGTGTTACTTGGTCTCGACCCAATATAGACTGGGGAACAAAATCCATTGGGTTTTCACCTTCTGGGATAACTGGTTCAACCTCAATGATGTCATCATCCGAATAAATGTAGTCGCCATCGGCGGCAATAATTGGATTTCCATCTTCACCTATCATGACCACAGCTTCGGTCTCGTAGGTAACCGACTGGTCAAGATGGGTCGTTTTAACGACTGCCTCACCCCTTATGAATGCCCCATAAATTGCACGCTCAATCGTCTTTTTAAGCTTCGCTTTCCGAAGTTTAAAATTAGCGTAGCGGTTTACCTTGTCGGCTTTTTCTTTGTCAGATTCACCTATCGGTGATGCGGCCATGAAAGGCTCAGTTCCTACAAAGTATTTGATTGCTCGGCTGACTTGTTGCTGAACGATCCTGCGACTAATTGGAACAGTGTGGTTTGATTCTTCAAAAATGCCGCGTAGAATTGACTCTCGCCATTCAACTTGGTTGGCAAAAGTCATCTCGTAAATGATTCGGCGCCCTAGAAATGTCTGGGCTGATTTCGCGGCTCTACCGGGATCGCTTGCATACCAATTTACGTCGTAAAGATTTTCACGACCCATCTCTCCTTCCAAAGTTTTGTTTCTGGACTCTGCCCATTCGACCAGGCGGTCTTCTTGCTGTCGATTTAACCGTAGTGCTGATTTAATCATAACACGCGGCTCATCCCTGCGATCAACGGGGGGATATTGCGGGACGTTTTCGAGGACTTTGTCAATTTGAGGTTCTGCCATAAGTCTATCTGGTAGGGCCAATATATCGGCCGTTTATAAAAAGTTGATCTTTGGCTTCCCTTCGAGCCTCGGAAAGCAACGCTTTGAAATCTTTCAGGTCATCTTCCGTTGGTCTGCTAATCTTTAACGGGTTAGCCCACTGATTGACTTTGACCGAGAATTTTTGTCCTGCAAGTTTTGAAAACGCATTGCGTTGTTCATCTGTCATATCTTCCCATTCGCCAACGCTATTTTTAAATTTGTTTGTGGTAGATCCACCCCAGGATGTCGGGAATGTGCTAATTAGATCAGGGCGCTTTATAGAAAGCGAAGACAGAAACGCATCGCCTTTGTGAAGATCAGCGGCGGCGTATGGAGTCCGAACTAGCAACCTTGCTGGCCCGACAAGAGTCTTTTCAAGATCTCTTCCGTAAAGGTCGTGCTTAGGCAGACCAAATGCGCCAACATTTGTCAGACTGTAGAGGTATCCGGATCGATCTCGAGGAACTGGATCAAGCTGTCGAAGCGGCTGCCTAATTAGGTTTGGAACAAAGCCTCTCAAGAAATCCTTAATGCTTTTTGCAATCTGTTCTTCCGCTTTCTCCGGATTTCGGTTAATCATGTCGTTGCCCATACTGATTGTGTCAGCAACTGTTCGTATTCCTTGAAGAAAAGTTTTTTCTTGCGCTTGGTTTGCTAAAGATCCAGCAAAGTTTACAAGCCATGTCTGACCATCGGTGTTAGGGTTTTTCTTAAACTCTCGAATCATGTCAACTGTCGAAGCCAGCACGGTGGAAATAGGCTCGTATCGACCGTAATCAATGTGAATACCGTTTCTTCCGCCAATCCGAATGATGGTGCTGCTTCCATATAGACGATCTGCAAGCTGGCGATCCGAGTGTCCACCAGGAGCATAAGGACGAGATCCCACGATAAGCAAGTTTTTGTCTTCGTCATCTTCGTCCCCTTCTGCGGCGCCAAAAAGAATTGTCATTACGACACTTGCTATGCCCTGCTCTGTAATATCCCGAATCAATTCCGACCGACCCGCCTCACCGTAGTTGGCATTGAAAGACATTTTTCCTTCAGGTCCGTAAGTTGCAATTCCAGATTTGATAACTTTGTAGAAAAGATTTGCCGTCCCGGTTATGGGAGCTTTTCGAAGGCCAATCTCAAAGATTCTGTAGGGAGTTCGGATGAACGGAAACAAAAAGCTAAGTCCCATTTTAATCATCGATTGCTCGGCTTTTTGTATTTTTGCATTTCGGAATTTTTGAACCATCGACATCCACTGCTCTCTTTTCGAAGCTTCTGGGTCAGCTCGAAATTCTTTAGTAAAAGTCAATTCTTTTGCTTTTCCGATTGCAAGAATCCAAGCCGGACTACCGTGTTCCATTAGTTCCTCAATCCGGCTTTCCATTTGATCTTGTCGCAAGTCGCCAACTTGAACTTGAGCGTTCGCTATTCGATAAGCCTGAACTGCCACTTCGCCCATGGCAATGGATGTCTTAAACAAAGTGTCCATTGCTTGAAGGGCATTTCCAGGCATTCTAATTATCCTGCCTTTTCGACCTTGAATGCTTGGCAAGTAGGCCGATTCAACTTTAGACGCATCAAATTGGGACACTGGTTCCTGCATAGCCCAAGACTCGAAAAAGTCGAGCCCGTCATTCTTGAATGAGGACACAGCGTTTCTCCATGCGGGGGCTATTCCTTTAGAAAAACCTTTCCAAAATCTTCGGATGTCTCCGTATTGAGCTCCTTGAGCTTTGTCGCCTGGAATGATTTGATTAAAAATCGACTCGAGGCCGGTTTGAATAGTTTTGTCCCAGCCAAGGTTTAAAGAGTTTGAGAAAACATTTATAGCCTGTGTTTGTGGCCCTGATAAAATTGAGTTTATCCAAAACTCATTGATAGCATTGTAAATGTTCCCGTTGAACACTGTAGCAAGAGTTCGCGCCGCCCAAACTGCGTGCTCCGGTTTTGCAATATCGAACTGGCCACTTTCTTCACCGTGAAATTGGTTTGCGTTCCGGACATCTTCCGGCACAAGCACAAACTCATCCGAAAGGCTTTGCTCATCCCGTTGCGCCATTTGCTGGGTCGCTTTTCCAAATTCTAGGCGAAGAGCCTTGCGGAAATCTTCCTCAAACTTTCTGATCTTCTCTTCGGTAATCCCTAGTTTCTTTTGTATCTTTTTGTTTGGCTGCCTATTGAGGATCATTTTGGCAGCGTCTTTGCCTACCTCAGATCTCATTCTATCTATTGCGGCTTTTACAGCCGGAGCCTGTCTGGAAGCCCTAATTCGATCGCCATTAAAAATATCGCGCAAAGTAACGCCGTAAGTTCCAAGAACATTCTTGGCGGTCTCCATGCGTTTTTGTTGAATCTCTGCGTCAACTTCGGCTGCTTTGATTTCCTCCCTGAGCGTCTTTAACTCATTTTTATAGCGATTAGCTTCCTCAGGACTTTTGGCCTCTGAAATCAATTTGTGAACCTCTTTGATGCGATCTTGACGTTGTGGGTTCATGGCAAGATCTCTAATCCTGCGTTCTTCTGAGGCGGTATGTTCAGAAAAGCCCAAGAAAGACGCGATCATTTCCGCGTGACGTTCTGCCGGAGTTTTTGATGGGTCTCGGCCGGCCGCCAGTTCTCTAGCTACCTCAGTGCGCGTCCTTTGGTAAGCGTGAGAAAGAAGCCTCGCTCGTGAAATTGCTTGTGGGTCTTCTGAGGCTGTAGCGTCTCTCCAAGCTCGTGAAAGGACGATCTTGGCCGCGTAAACCATCTCAGCACTCCCAAGAGATGTGCGATTAGATCCCGCTTCCAGTATAGCGTTTTCAACTGCCGCAGGCGTTTGGTCGGCCATGCGGCGCCCTTCAGCCATCATGTCAGGCTCGCTTAGCTTTTCGCGCTCTCGATCGTATGCCCATTGAACTACTGAATGAGCGGCTCGAACATTTTCATCATCTGAAATATTGGCAAGTCGAGGAACCGCGGTCTGCACTTCTCCCTCCACTTCCTTTTTCCGTTCTTGCAGGTCGCTGATAAAATCTGCAAGAGAGCCGACTTCCTCGGAAAGAACACGGGCTGCGTCGACTGCTTCGTCATCAATAGATCCTTCTTCATCTAGGTTTCCAATGTCGCGCTGGGCGGCCCCTTGGAATACTCTTTCTGCTATTTCAAGATCTCCAAGCCCTTTGACTTCAGCTACCTGAGAAGGCAAAAGCGCTACAGTTTTTGGTCTTCCACTTCCTTCTTCGTCAACCAGGATTGCGTCGTATCCCTGACTGCGGGACCAGTTTGCAACCAATGGCGTTTCAAGAAGGCCCCAGTGCGCTAGGTCAACGCTTTGGTCAATCCATTCCGGAACTGTGTAAGGCCCAGTGATCACTTCAAAATCTTTATCGATGGCAAAGCCCTGCCGGTCCATTTCATCAGCAAGCTCGAGTTGAGTCTGACTTGGCTCTCCCACTTGGGGAATCCCGCGAAGCGCACGACGACGAATCCCCAGCACGTCAGCAAGGATGTCTCGGACTGACTCCACGTTATCTTGGAGATAACTCTTGAGGGCCGCTCCGGCTTCTCCGGTTGGGTCTAGCGGGTTTCGAATGTCAACCCATACCGGAACCGGATCGCCATAGTCTGAGGCGAGTTCAATAGGTCCGACAAAGACCAAGCCAGTGTCTGGACGGCCAGAGCCACTGATGCGGTCACCCCCATGAAAGTAAATTGATTGATCTACCGACTCTGGGAAGGCGCTGTCTCGGGCGGCTGCGAATTGACTCAGTCTTCCGCCGCTAGGTCCGGATACTGAAGGAGGTATGCCTCCTCCAGACTGACCTCCCGGCCCCTCCGGATCTCCATCGCCTCGCGGGTCTCCTGAAGGCCCTCGATCTCCGCTGGGGTTAGGCCCATCTCCGCTTCCGTCATCCCACGCAAAGGAGGGAGTGAAGTTTGCTGTAAGGGCTGATCGGACATTACTAAAATCGGTTGATGATTTATTATTGTCCCATAATTCAGCGACTTCAGCAACCATTTTCGGACCCTTGCCAGCAAATATTTGACGGATCATTTCCCAAGTAATCGACTGCATCTGGCGGGGCTGAATACCGCGCTGTGCGGCAGCATCGCGAAGAGCCTCAAGGTGCGCCCAATAAAGTCCCGTGAGACCATTTCCTGCTGATCCAGAGGTGGAAGTTGTCGTTCCATCTGGAAGGTTGAATCCTGAACTGCTACCAAAATTGACTCCTACTTGGTAATCCTTTTGAGCCAGTGGGAACATGAAAGCAGCGGCAACGTGATGGGTGTCGATAGTTCCGTCACCATACCCGTTATTCGGAGCAATGATGTTATTGTAAAAATTTCTCACTTTGTGGTCATTGCTGATGGATGCACTAATATTCTCCAGAGATCCATCCTGAAGAACGCTAAACGCATTCCAGACCCCAGAAGCCGCTTGCCACCCCATGCCGGCAGGCTGTCCCGCTTTTGTCTGGGCTATGCCACCAACCCTACCCTCGGGATAGATCGTCTTGTAGTTCAGCCCGTGGACCTCACCGGTAAGGAATCGGAAAGCCCAATAGAAATCTGATTTAACCTTTTTGTCTTTCGTCGCCTCGGTTAGCAGGTCACGGAGTGTTTTTCCTTCCGCGTATGCCAGTTCTTCTGGCACGCTTTCATACAAGGCAAATGACTTAGGATCTTTGGCGTCCGCTTTTCGGATGGGGCGGTCCATGTGATTTTGCCAAACGTCCATAAGGTTGTGTCCCATCTGCACGTTCTGAAACCAATCTTTTCCTGGGCTTAGAGTGGCAAAAACGCCAGCGGCCTGTTCAGCAGTAACTCCATAATCAGAAGCGGCATTGTCGGCCAGAATCCTCGCCCCGTCATACCAAAGCGAAGCCCTTTGCCTGAGTTTTTCTCCGTTGGGAATAGTGTCATAAAGGTCATGGAGGAAAAGTAGGTTTTCGACAAAGAAGTCATGAAGGCGCTTGGCTCTCGTTTCAGCAGTCAGTCGTTTGTCTGAAAAGTATCTCGGAAGTGGCACCTCGATCCCCTTGATCTTTTTCGCGATGCGATCATATCGAGGCAACGTGAAGTGGGTCATCATCCCCATCTGTTTTTCAAGATGCTCAGGCGCGACCCTTTCTCTGGTCACGATATCTTCTTGGCTGGGTATTTTGTTCCCCTGTTTGGCTGTGCCAATACGGGAAGCATCGTGGATGGAACTTACGGAGTTAAACCCACTGCTCCCAGAACTTCTCTGCGCGGGAAACTGACGCTGGGCGGCTTCTTGAAGCAAGTCGGATTTAGGGTTAAACCTCTGGCTGAGAGGGATCACGTTGCCGTCTGCATCGCGGGTTACGGGGTCGGCGGATTTGATGAATCCTCTCTCAAGATAAGTGGAGTAACGCTTTGCGGCATCTTTACTTACCATCCAATCAGAATCCAAAGACCCTTGATGGTTCAAGGCAAAGTCTACCAATTTAGTTGATACCCCATCCCCCCTAAATTCAGGAGCGACATACATCGCAAAAATCTTAGGAGGTCTTCCGCTAGGGCGACTACCAGGATTATCTGATGAGACAATAATAAACCCACGAGCCTCACCTCCAACCTCCAGGCTATATCTGGTGAATAAGCTCGCCCCTGTCACGCTTGTATATGTGCTTATATTTCCATATCTACCTGTTGCCTCCTCCATCGACCCATCGAAGCTGATTGCTTGTGGGGCATTCCAGCGAGCGAATTGCTTCTCTGTTTTTTCGTCCAACTTCTCGGCGTTTTGCAAATTCTTGATTTGATTGGGAGTAATCCCAATTTTTTTAAACGCCCACTTAGCCATGTAGTCGTTGCGTCTCCAATACCCCGCAGCCATAGCCGCCTCATCGACCATACGCTGCGCCGTCTCCATGTCGCCGGACTCAACTGCTGCCAAGTAGTCTGCATCCTGCTTGGATGAGATACGGGATGCGATGTCCCGAGGGGCTGCCCCTTGCTCGCCTGTCGGAGAATCAAGAAACTCTGCGATCTGAGGTAGCTGGTCAGCCACTTCACGGGCAGCAACTGCCGAAGTGGTGGAGTTTCTGTCGTCAATCGGTGAGTCAAACTCAATCACCACAATAGAATTTTCACCTACCCCTCCGGCTGCTTTGATGGTGCCGGGTTGGTTATTATCGCTAGGGGAGGTGACCCTTTTCCCTACCAAGTCTTTTTGAATCCTGCGAAGGTCTTTTGCGGGTAGGGCATCCGGCCTGAATCCAAGCCAAAATTTAAACCCTTCATCCGACAGCGTTCCAGATGGGTATAGAGGCTCCTCGAGATTGGACTCAGCCGCTCGATACATCGCGGTCGCTACCCCGCGACGTCGGAACTCGGGCTTGACGAAGGTCTTGTAGGACATCCTCCTGCCGCGCTCATCCCATCCCCTGGAATGCAGGGCTAGTTGGCCTGCAAGATTCCTCCCCACGTAAGCACGATAGACATCATCCCCCATATCCTTTACTTGGATTCCATTTTCTTCGTAAACGACCGGCCTAGAGGCTGCGCTTTGGTCACCAGCCCTACCGGTGGTGTGCTTGAACCACTGTTCTGCGGTAGGCTCTTTCAAAGCGATCAGGACCTCACCGTCTCTAATCACGTTACCTTTGCCGAACACGGTCTCGATGAGTCCGCGGTAGTAGTTGAGCGATTCACCGACCTGAAATTGATCGCGATCACCCACCTGACCCTTTTCAGGAGCTCTGTAGATCGTAACGTAGAACTTCCCTCCGGGCTTGAGGGCATTCTCAGCTTGAAGAATAAGTCGCCGCTGGTTTGTCTTCTCGGGGATGAGGTTCAGGACGTTGTTGGTCACCACCACATCAGACTTTCCGTCAATCGCTTCCGCAAGTGCCTTTTTGACGTCGTCGGATCTTTCTTCCCACTGTGGGTCATAAGAGTAAAACTGAGCTCCCATTTCCTCCACCGCGCTGTCGGCGTAACGAAAGGGTCCTGTCCCAATGTCGAGAACTTTTTGACCTGGTTTTATCAGGCCTTTGTCGCTCAGGTATCTGTATCCGGCTGGGATTCCTCCGGCATTGCCTCGCGCCGTGTCTTTAGACGAGAATCTCTGTTTTGGCTTGCCCCATAGGTCAATGGATCTCCGAGCCGCTCCCTGAGCTCTGTTTTCAATTTGGCGATCTTCTTCCGCTTTTCTTCCTGCCTCGAGGCGTCGATCAAGATCTTTGAGGGTCCACTCGACTGGTTTTTTGCGGTTTGGCTTTCCTCCTGCGAGGAGCCAGATTTGGGAGTTTGTGAGAGTAGCGACTGGGGAGAGTGCATGCTTTGATAGTAATTCAGATACGGCTTCAATTCCACCAATTTCACCTTCGCGGTAATAATCATCAATATACGTGAGGGCTTCGCTTGTTGGCTGAAGAACCCATCCAGGCCCATTTTGTGGGCTATTTGGAGAAGCTATCGCAACAGATGCCACCACGGTCCCTCCCTGCTCTTGAATGTAAGAGCGCATTGAGTTGAATGTAGAGCCCGAAGTGGAAACGTCGTCAACTAAGACGTATTCTTTTGTAGGATCAATTTCACCGCCATATTGAGGAACTCTGAAAAGTCTTTCCCACGCATTGGCTTTGGTATGATTTGCCTGACCTACCTCGTGGAGGCTTTCCTCCATTGGCATCCCCGTCGTGTGGGAGATCCAAGCGGCCATCGCTTCTGGAATTGCGTTGGTGAAATTATTTTCTCGACTGTTAGGAGTCGCAAGCACGGCACCTGGATAGAGACTTGCAAGCTCCTGAGCCTTCTCTGGTTTCATTACTTCCGTAACGATTTCCATAGCAGCATCAAGGTCACCTTTTTTGGCTCTTTCGTGACGGGCTTCCTTCTCTGATCCCTTCTTGCCTTTGAGCGCGACTAAGGTCGAGTGAGACTGGACCATAGGAAAATTCATGGGCCAAGTTTGCATCTCGCGCTGAGCTGCGTTTTGACGTTTCGGTCTCGTCCGGAATACTTTAGTAAAATCCAATTCCCCTTCTTGACCTGTCATCTGGTCTCGGGCTTGGAGTTTATAATTGTCCGTAGAAATAACTTCGAAAGAACGACCTCCATGGTCGATCGACCGGATTGTATCTCCGCGTTTAAGATCTTTGCTGACGGCCCAGATCGAAAGTGCTGCGGTGGCTTCTTTAGGATTGTCAAACATCCCGATCACTTGCCTCTCGGGGCGCCCTACCTCTACATGCCACATGGTGTCCGGGTGCTTGGATAGGTGGACAAGTGCGCCTGACTTCCTGATGGCGTGCATCTGGTATTCGCTTCGGGCAAGTTGATCAGCTTCAAATCGCTGGGCGCTTGCTTGTAGGCCTTTTGGTTGGGTCGCTGCGTGCTGGAGAATGTGCTCAATGACTGGCACGGCCCACGAGTTTCCGGCCCCTGCATATTTATTCCCGTTGGCAACATCGGGAACATCGCTCAAATATTCATCTGGCAATCCCATCAAGCGAGCCGTTTCGGCCATCGAAAACTTTCTGTATTGCCCTTGTTTGTCTACAAGCAGGTTTTTTGGATAACCTTTGTCCATCGACTTGACTAGGGCCATAGCCTTCGGGCGCCTGACGTCGGAGTGATTGGAATTGTTCCAACGAATTGTTCCATTGGCCTTAGGTTTGCTCATGAAGGCGTCGACCTTCGCCCGATTCCACAGCAAATCTTTTGAGGCCCGTGGTTGGATTACATGCTTCAGTTCAACCCCAATGTCCATTGGTTGAGTCACTGAGATATTGGTCCAATAAAGCCGATCCCTGTTTGCTCCCGTGAGAAGATTGCCATTTATCCGAATTGGGGCCACGCCCAAGGCGCGGGTGATGATCGCCTCGTCCTCAGGCTTCATCCTGACGTTCTCGAGGAGGAAAAAGCGTGGTGCAGTTTTCTTCCAGAGACGCACATAATCCCAGAACAGCTTTGAACGAGGGTCTTCCATACCCTTGCGCTTCCCTGCGCGTGAAAACCCTTGGCAGGGCGACCCTCCCCACAACAAATCGATTTTGGGGATTTCATCGCCTGTGACTTTAGTCACATCACCTAGTTCTTGAATGTCTGGGTGGTTGTGTTTTGCAATTGCGATTGCCGATTTCTCAATTTCAGAACCGTAGTAGTTATCGACCGGAACCGCTAGGTTTTTAAGCGCCTGTCGACCGGCCGCAATTCCATCAAACAATGACAAAACGTTCCAGCCGCCGTTTGGTCCGGATCCCTTCGGCCATTGAATGTCGCCCGATACTTCAATTAGACGTCCGGCCCTGTCGCGGGTGTTCCCGAAGGCATCAGGTCGTCGATTGATGGACTGTCGGCGTGCAGCCGCTTGAAGATCGGGTAAACTTTGTTGAGCAGACTGTGTCCGTTCGGTTGCCTCAGTATCGACCTCACTACCGACCTGAGATGATTCCTGGTCGACGCGTGAGCCAGGTGCGATATCCACATTGCTTCCAAGTCGGAAATTGGCGCCGTCTCGGCCTGTTGGGGTTCCTTGGATGAATACTGCGTAGTCATGGGAGTCATTTTGGTCTTGTTGGGAATCTACCCGTTGGAGAAACTGTTGTAGATCGGTTTCTGTGAAAATTGTCTCGAGGTCATCCGCGAGTTCATCAATAATATTTAAGTTCTCAAGAGCCATTCTTGAGACGTTTTCTGTCAATTGATAGGTATAGTTTTCGCTGGCATCTCCAAACCCGCCATTGTGGGTAATCTCGTGGAGCATTGTCGTGACAGAATCGGTGGCGAATTTCCTAACGATGGTCCCGTATTGATCAAGTCCCAGGCGTTTGCTGTTTTCGATGGATCGGTTTAAAATGATTGAAGGGTCGAGAGAAATTGCATACTCTTTTTCCCCAATGACATTTAAGTCTTGTTCGCCTACGTGAACCTTAGTTTTGTAGTTCACTCCGATTGCATCTTGACCGATGTTCCAAGCGACTAGGTCTCCTTTTTCGGCGGCGTCAAAACCGTTATCCATCAAAACCGTTTGAACTCGCTTGAATGTAGCGGCCATTTTGGCAAACAGTTGGTTTGACGGCTCGTGGTTGACAATCTCTTGCGCCAGTTCAGAATTGCTCCCTGAAACGTCTACGACCCGGATATTCCGGACGCTTGGAAGTGTCATTGTTGGCGATGCGTCCCAACGGGACTTGAGCGCCTTATTCTTGGACACCATGGCGTCCTGTTCGTAGTTCTTGTAGAACGATTCATTACGGCCTATTGCAACACCGTGAAAATTGTCTCTGCCGGCTGTGAAGGGGTAATCGTCATGTGTGGCATCGACATTAGGATGAACATCGATAACGAGTTTTTCGGGTAGTTGGACTTGCGCTGTAATGTCGGCAATTGTCGAAAACTGCCATATTCCTCGGTTGAGAACTTGTATAACAAGACGATTGCTGGAAACCAGATTTTCAGATCGGTAAATTTTGTAGTTTGCCTCTAGCGCGTTGACCTGCTTGATGAACTCAAGATCTTGTGAAGTGTTCTTGAGTCTTTTAATGGCTTTTCGCCCTTCAGGAGTTTTCTCAGTAAGATCATCTACAGAAAGACCGGCACCAGTTGTCCCTATTTCAAATTCGGTGCCTGTTGTGTCGTTTTCAGAAATCAATTCAAAAGTTTTCTCTGCCATAGAGAAATCAAATTGGACGCTGTCGTCGATCGTTGATCTAACCCGAGTGTAGGTAGTAGGTTTTCCGGTGACGTAGACGGAATCCTCCATTTCAGATGAAAGATATTTTTTAAGCGCCTCTCCAAGCTTTATATCTTCTTCTGCTACACTGAATCCAAAGTTTGAAAAATATGCTTGTTCTGGCGATCTGCCGATGAAGCCTGCAAAATCGTCACCTTTGTTAAAATAGCCCTTTAGAACAACGCCGTTCCATTCTTCATCTACACTGACCGGTTCTTGATTCAACGGTCTCAAACCAGCCTCTGGAAATTTTTCAGCCCAGTGGTCGTAGATTTTCTTTTGCAGCGGCGGTGGAAGCTGGCCTATGAGGCCTTTAAAAGTCCTTGAAATATCGCTTAATCCAGACGCATTCGAATCCTTCGTAAACGCAGAAAACCTATCAATAAATTTTTGGTCTACATCTGCAAAAACGTCGATTTGGTTTTCAATGTAACTGCGATATTCTGCCACTGAACTTTTAAGAGCATCAGCGCTCCCATGATACCTATCATCACCAACCCAAGAACGGACCCAGTCATCAAGATAGCCTGAAATTTGGCTTTCCTCATCATTGATAATTGAAGCTATTTCTTCAATGGATTCTTCATTTTGAAACACCTCTGGTAAATTTGGAATCAATTCAGGAGATACTTCTAGTCTGACTTGATAGCCGGCGTGCTTGAACCGTATGCCTTCAGGAAAGGCATTACCAGTTGGGAGATATTTGCCTGTGAGTTCGGCATTAGTTTGGTTAAACCACTCGCTTTCTATTTTGACTTCTTCGGGCTCGAGCGCCTCGCTTGGCTCAAAATTCCTTTCGGTCAAAATCCGAACGCCGTTTGGATCTTCATTTATGGTGTTTTCCCAATTTTGGGCATCACCAGTCATGATAGTTTTTGACCAGGATCCATCCCGCTCTTGGTAAACGGTCTCGACTTCAAATTGCTTGGAGTTTCCAAAAATGACAGCTTTTGCAAGTCCGTAGCCGCCGGCGCCGTCAGTCTCTTTAAATGATTTGGTAATGTCGACCAAGGCGCTGGCCACAACTTCGGGCGGCATACCGTGGCCAGTATCAGTTACTTCGATAACACGGTTTTCTGGGTCGAGAAATAACGTGACCTTTTGGTCTTGTGGGCGCTGACCTTTTGCGATTTGTGGTCGAATAGCGTCGAGAGAGTTCTGAAGGAGCTCTCTGACGATCACCGTCCCCATATCCTGACTGTAAATCTTTCCTCGAGCTACATCTATGATGTCGGATTTCTTCGAAGTAATCAACGGTTTGACCTCTTCAAAGCCTGCCCGTTTTGCGGCCCACTGAAGCGGGTCACGGCGCTTTCTTGCGACTCCCCCAAACATACCGTAGACGGGCTTAGCATCAAATACCATTGCGTGGACGGTGTCCATTTCGTTTACTTGGTCCATGCCAGGAAAGTAAGTCGTCGCATCCATTATGATGCCGTCATACCCCATCCGGCGCAGCCCGAGCCCCAACAGGAATCCACCTACACCTGGACCTACCGGAATCATGCTGTCGGTGCGCGACCAAGATTCCGGCGTCATTGGATGCAACCCGAAGACTCTCTGGGCAATTTCGGTCATCGTCATTGAGCCATATTCGCTCAGTTGCAGCTTGGCCTGTTGAATCCCATCCCTGAGCTCGGCTATTCCTATCTCGCCAAATTCAATCAAGGTCTCCTCGGCGGTGAAGGAGTCGCGGAGCTCATCTAAAATCCCATTAAAAAGTTCGGCAATCTCGCCTGATTCGCGAGGGTCATAGTTGGTCTCAAAAGCCATCTCCTGAGCAGCTTCATTGATCTCGTCTTCTTTTTCGCTTTTTACGTAATTCTCGAAAGTTCCCAAGTCAGGATAAAGCTCTAAAGCGTCTTCGTATTCCTGCCGCAAATCGGCTTCGTTTTCGAGAATGAGTTTATTTAAAGCATCTTCTTTGTAAGCGTCTACCTCGTAGTCGATTTCAAAAGTCCACCGGGGCTGATCAACCTCGTATGGCATAATCTGGAACCATTTTTTCCCGTGAAGATAGACTGGCGTAATCCTTGGGGCATGTTCTACCTCCATGATTTCCTGCGCCTTTAGCATTGCTGTCTCTATATCGAGCCCCTCTTCCTCTGCAATTCTGTCTGCCAACTGAACCTGTATTTCTTCGCCGGCCCCATCAGGGTGATTGTCGTAATCGGCATACGCGGAAGCGTCACCAACGTTATTTGTGAAGTAAACCCCAGGCCCAAGAAAACTACTTGGCCGGCTTGGTATGGAAAACAGGTCGTCGTCAAAGTGGCCGCGATAAAAAGCAACTGGAGTGCCGTCAGGGTTTTTAGTTAAAGGATGAGAGTCAGACCAAATTTGAGTTAATTCTTCTGGGTCCTCGCGAAGGGCTGCGTTCTGGATAGGCACCTCGTCGTCGTCCCAGTATTCCTCGCTGTATTTGGGGAAGTAGTCGTCGATCAACTCATACTCGACCGCTTTCTGGTAGAACCCCTCGGCATCTGCGACGATGTCGGCAACTTCAATCTTCGCATCCCCTCCCAGTTCACTCCTGAGCCATGCCAGCATGTCCATCCCGGTTACACCGGTCCCGTAACGGAAGACGCCAGTGATGACCGCATCCACATCAGGATCATGATCCATGCTGCGGATATTGGCAGGATCCTCAGTCCAGGTGAGATCGTTCTTATCGCCCTCACCCCACTTGGCGTGCTTGTATCCGGTTGGAATATACAGATCAGTGTCTAGGTCGTCCCCTGTCAGAATTGTGCGAGGATTCGGAAAATTTCGCGGTGCAGCCCCCTGATCTGGGCCAAAGCGATCGGTCGGAAACGGCTGATCGATTTTCCGAGAACTTCTTTCTACATCCCTTGCTGGTGCGCTTAAATCTTCGGTTCGCTGATTGCGACCCCTAATTTTCGCGGCTTTGTCGAGTTGTTGCTGAATCGTCTTTTCGGCTTCCTTAGCAATGTTTTCAACTGCTCTCAAATTGAGTCCAAGTTCTTTTCCTATCCGAGTGCTGGAAAACCCTTTGCCTTTTCGCTCCATTACTTGGCGCTGCTTAGTCGGGAGGGTCTTAACTATGTCGTCTTTAATAATTTCGCCATACCTCCATGCTTCGGCCTCAGACTGAGCGTTATAGGACAGGATCTTTTCTATTAAATTTGGTCGGATAGTTCCAGGCCGCCCTTCTGCGGGAACCTTTAATTTGTCCAAAAGGTTTTCAATTTCTTGCTGAGCAGCTTGAATGGCCTCTTCTGCAAAATTCTGACCGCCTTTCTGGGCTGCTTTTTTCAACCCGCGATCAGCGGCTGTGATAAGCTCTTGAACCGACACTCCTGTTTGGCGGTATTGGGCTGCTACCATCAACGAAATTCCTGATTCGCGAAGATACTCAATCCGATCCTTTGGCGTCTTAATAGTATCGGGGGCTTTTTCTTCCGCGAACAGGTTCAATGCACCAGACTCTATCTGATTCATTGCTTCAATCGTGTAATCCCGGATGTCCTCAATTTGACGCCTGATGTCTGGATCAAGGTTTGGATCCTGCAACGAAAAACCAATTGCTTCTGCAAGACTCTCAAGTAACTCGAGGAGCTTGTCCCACATATTTTTGGGCGGCAGCAGCGCCACTGACACTTGTCCGGTTCGAGCTTGCTCGATAACCATGTTAAGATACTCGTGTCCCATGTAGACCGGATCAAGCATACGCTCAGCCATCTCTCGGTATTGTTCAGGCCATTCTTCAATCGGGACAGAGGTAAGGTCGATCCCGTCCTGACGCATCGCCTTGTCGTAAGTGTAACTAAAATACGCTTGGCCTACTGTGTCTTTTGTCTCTTGGCTAAGTGCCTCGTAAATTTCAGCTACTCTTTCGTCACCGCCTACACTGCGGAGTAACCATCTGACAATATTGTGTGTTGTTTCTTCCGCCATCACCCCGTCGACAAAGTCAATGGCTTCTTGGATAGATCCTCCTTCCGCGATTCCACTAAGGGCCGCTCGAATGATGTTGGCTGGGTCAACGCGAAGATTTCCAGTTTGAGTCACCGCCGCTGGTGAAGCCATTCCTTTCATGACTTCCACGTTTCTAAACGCCCCTTCCAGGGCTTTAGTTCGCTGGGCAAGTCGCTCCATTAGCATGTAGGCAACGTTTGCAACTTCCTGCTCGGTCAAGTTTGGAAACGATCTTCCTAAAGAGCGCACAACATCCTCTACAATTTGAGGGCCGGCCTGCCTAAACTTGGCCTCACCTGGACCTTGTTGGCCTTGACCAATTCGGAACATGCGAGGGTCATAATCTGGGATCTGACCGACTGTTTCGTCGACCGGAGTATCCTGTGCTTCTTGTTGCAGTCGCTCTTGTTCTGCAAAGCGATCGCTGGGCAATGGAATCGTTTCTTGTAGTTCGGGCGTTGGGAGTTCACCCATCCGGCCGTCTTCAATACGTTTGACGGTCTCATCTCTCGACATCTCCACAAGCGCGGCCTGTGCTGGAGCATTTTCAGTTGCCCATTCTATGATTTCTTTATTTACTACCGGCACCCCTTTGAAATCTTCAATAGCAGGACCAACTCCCAGTTCCTCGTTACCGTTTCGAACTAAGTCCCAGTCGGAATCAGAAAGATATTCGGATCGTCCTTGGGCAATCTTAGTAGCAATGTTTGCCTGTTGAATCCGAACCCGCTGTGCTCGAAGTTCATTGAGGGCTTTTTCGGCTTCAGCCGCAGCAACAAAACCGCCAGATTTCTCAGCTTCGAAGAATTGCTTTTCGGCGGTCGCAATGTCCTCATCGATTTGAGCAAGTTGTTCTGCGTTTTCTCTTGTGGCGATAACCTGTCGGCCCATGCGGCGACCGGCATCTTGCCCTTGCAGCGCCAGTGCGGCCGTCAAAGCCATTTCGGCTTCGCGAGTCTGTGGAGAATCCCAGCCATACGTTTCAGTGGCGCTTTCTAGCTCCTTTCGCATGACCGCGACAGACTTTCCTCCTGGTTTCGCGGCTTCGCGTGAACCACCGTAAGTAGCGTTGATTTCATCAACTTCTTCTTGCGTGGGTGGCGCCGACCCATCAGGCATGTTCTCGTAAATAGCTTCCGCAGCATCTTCTCCCTGCAAAGCCTCGAGTTTTGCTTCGGTGGCACGAGTAGCTGCATCGATCAAAACGTCTTGACGCCTTTTGGCCTTTCTGAACTTACGACCCAGCATCAAGTTCTCAATGATAGTTGAGCCAAGGCCCATCAAACCACCAATCGCGGTTTCTTCGACGATTTGAGTGCCATCTTCGGCAATTCTCTCATTAAACCTTTCTACAAATGAGCGCCCGAGATCTGGGCCGTAGTCGACTCCTCCAGCTTCAACCCTTCCTGGGGTAGGAAGAGTAAGTTCGCTTACCGTTACGTTTCCAACGGCCACAAGCCCTTCTTGCCCCCCTTCCGCCAGTGTGTTTGCAAGAGCGCTGTTAAACTTGCGCCAAAACGTAGGCGGCACTTTGGTCATGTCGACCATTTTGAAAATTCTTTCGATCGGCAAGCCCTCGGTGTAGCCCAGCCCCATGTAGCCGATCATCGTAAGAATGGATTTTTGAATATTGACCTGTTCGTCAAAATCCAAGTCAGGGTCTGCCGCAGCTCTTTCGGCGGCCATTTCAAGTTGCCGAAATCCCTCAGTTGAGTTCACCATTGCTCCCTGAAAGCCTATGAGGCCTAACGGGTGGCTGCCAGCAAAACTAGACTTAGGTCCAAAACGAAAAATCTTTTCTTCTGGAGACGCTCTTCGAATAAAATTTGATCCCCGCATCGCTCCGGACCTCAAAAGGGACGCCCTGCCAATTAAACCTCCAGCCCAAAATCCACCCATAGAGCCAAGTCCGGTCATTCCATGAGCAAAGTAGTTTCGATCGTTCAATGGGTTTGTGCCACTTTGCACACCTTCCTCAACCGCTTCCGCCCACCTTACAAGCGGGTTGTTTTCAATGTCTTCACCAATTACTGCTGAAATGTAATCAAGCTCTTTACCAATTTGCTTTTGAGCATCGGTCGAAAGTTTTTTGTAAGATTGGCTGTCTTGAAACACTTCCAAAGCTTTTCGATATTGAACAGCGTTGATTTTTTGGGGCGGCATCCACTCTCCGGTTTGCTGGTTTTTTCCGCCGCCTACCTCGGCTCGCCTAATCGTGTCCTCAGTCCAAATATTGTATTCTTTGCCATGCTCGACATATTTTTCTGAAGGCCGTCTTACCAATTCGTTAATCGAGTCTCCTGGTCCCATCATGTGACCAAGAGTCAAAACTCCTTTGGCTGGAAACATATTGACGGCACCAGAAAGAATCCTGATCGGCGCGTCTGAAAACCCTTTTGGATTAAACCCTTCTCGGCGAGCCTCTTCTCGGACCATGTCCTGAAGTTTCTTCTCCTGCTCGAGGCTAAGTTCCAAATCTCGGCGCTCTACAAGTTGAATGTTCTCGCCATACATGCCAGCCATCTCGCCGACCACCACTTCACCAAAGAGCTTTTCCGCAAGGCGGTTTTTGAGTTGCTCCTCATAAGACAACATCATCATGATCTTGTCTCGGTAGTCGAGAACTGTCATGGGATCTAACATGACTAAGCCGCCATTTTGCTTACGATATTCGTCCAGCGCTTCCATGTAATCGGTCGAGATGGGCGTATCTGATACGTTTTCTTTTACCCACTCGTCGATAAACGGTTCCAAAGCTTCTGGTTGTTCCAACGACATCCCAGCTTTCCGAGCTAAATCGATTACTTGAGAGAAGTCACCGCCGCCAGCAAACGCTGCATTTCTGAGGCCCAGGATCTGGTCTTGTAGTTCATTTCTCTCTCTGCCAAGTCCACCTGGTCCGTAGATTTCGTCGACTTTCTGTTTGTAAAGTCGTTCTCCCTCAACTTCATCAAGAGTCCCAGCAGCGACTTGATTGAATATGTCTTGAACTCCAGACTTTTTAAATAGCTCTTCGTTGCGCCGTTTGAACTTCTCTATCAAAGCAGACGTAGCTGCGATTTTTTCTGGAGTAATTTGCAACTCTTCGACGGCAAATTCTGAAGCTTGGCCTCCGCTCAAAACAGCCCTTGTGTCCTCAAGAAACGAAGTCACTATTTCGGGATCAACTCCCACTGGGGCTTTGTAATCTTCAAACGGGTCAAACGCTGAAGTTTTGAAAATGCCTTCCCCCATCTCCAATCGCAATCTAGGATCTTCGACAACTTTAATTTCTCTTCCGGCTGCTGATGGAAAAGCTGATTGCAGATTGTTGCGATAGACATTCCACACTTCGCCAGAATCTCCGTTTGGAAGAACCTTTTCTTCGACCCAGCCTACTTGCTTCCCATCAAACATGAGCTCAGCAACAGCATTTCCTTTGGCCACAAGCGCACGGCGCTGAGCTAAGTTTCGAGCAGCAGTTTTCTGCTCTCTAACATTTTTCTCAACTTCAAAAGCGTTATACGATGGATAAGAAGATCCTAAGTAAGGTTGTGGGTCGGGACCTTTTACCGCAGCCTCACTTTGTTGCAGCCAACTTTCTCGATCTTCAGGAAACGCTTTAACTTCAATGGCCGTTTCATTTACTGGCTTTCCTGATTGCCTATCTGCTTGCGCCAATTCCGCCACACGGTTTTGGGATTTGACTACTTCATTGTAAGTATCAATTTGACCTTGTTTCCTAGCGCTTAGGATCTCGGCATCAATTTCAAGCTGTTGAAGTTTCTGTTCTTCTGCCCTGATTTGGTCGTTGGTAATTTGCTGACCGGACAACGTTGTTCCGGCGCCCTGCCTCAATGAATTGACCAAGTTACTCTGCTCTTCGACTGAAGCCATACGGCCCTGCAACTCTGCATCAGTCGATTCAACTCCGGACCAGATTTCTCGATTTTTAACGCTTAGTTTTGCAGCTTCGACTTGCCTTTTAAAATAAGGAAGTTCCGAAATTTCATTTGCCGAAACCTCTTCCTTTTTTTCTTTTATGCTTTGATTGGCTGGACCGACTCCTTGATATTCGTCGTGATCGCTTTCAATCCATTTTTCAAACTCTTCGTCCCGGATGCTTTCCTCGCTTGGGATGTTTCCTTTCCACTGCTCTGTCAGTTTGTTTATCCGAGCACGCTTAGCTTCGGCTTCTGAACGGATTGCGCGGTTTTCTTGCTCTCTCCTAAGCTCATCATCGATTAGTGGATTATCTTGATTTTCCGACAGGACCTTGTCAACATAGCTGGGGTCAACCCGCATATTGTAAAGACGCTCTCTTCGAGCCTCGAGCTCAGCGACGTCCTGTTTTGCTTTTTTCTCCTTTGCTCCAAATTTGAAGAACCCGATGTTTTTGTTTGCCTCTTCAAGTTTGTTAGAAATTTCTTGCTCTTCGTTTTGCAGAATGTTATTAGCGACTGCAATTCGACGTTCGTTATAATCAGTATCCGTCAGTTCTGTTTTCGCAGCGTCAAATTGAGCTTTATAACCGCTCATGTAGCCTTTAGCCCGATTTTCAAGTTCGGTTCGGCGCTCTTTAATTTTTTCTGCGGTCTCCTCGGCTTTTTTGGCTTGAAGCTCTGCTTTCCACTCTTCGCCTGAAAGAACAGGCCGCGGAAATCCAGGTCGATCAGGGTCTTCAACATACTCCCGTCCTGTGCGAGCTTTCTCGAGGTCAGCTATGTTCCATTCCCGTTCTTTTTGGGCCGCCAATTCACTTTTTTGCTCACTTTCAAGCTGAGACTGAATTTCTTTATTTTGTCTTTCCGCTTCGCGTCGACGGGCTACTTGCTCTTTTTGTCGAGCCGCATCTTCCCGAGCTTGGATTTCAATTTCGTCGCGAAACAAACTCCTAGCGTAAGGGCTTCGCAGGGCGGTATAGTTGAACCTGTTTGGATCGTAAAATGGCTGAAAAGCCTCAGGGGTCCCAGGAGTGGGTTCTTTTTGCCGCAATTGATTACGCAAACGCTGGTTTGTAACTTCAGGATCGGGATCTGCTAAAGCGGGGTCAGTCGGGCTTACGACCGGCCGATCTCTAAGTATTTTTGGTCGCAGCCTTTGCCCCTGAGACGAAGCACTCCCTTGTGGAAGCGCCGGTGTAGGGTTCAGGGCGTCTTCAAGATTTTCGTTACCCATAACGGTGCTGTCGCTTACCGGCGAACGCTGTTCTGATCGCGAAACATTTTTCGATCGATCTGATTAGACTTAGCTTGGGAGACCCTTCGCGCATCAGAGGCGGCTCTTGACCCCGCATCCAAAAGCTCTTTTGCCATTCCTTTGGCGCCCCGTCCCTGTAGACCTGTTTCGTAAATGCCTTCATATCCAGGAACCTTGTCAGTGGAAAAAGCTTCTTTACTAGTCATTGGCACGCCAGACCTAGTCTCAAACATCTCGTAGGCGCTGGGTTTATAGGGTTCGATTCCTCGGCTTGCTTGCGCGTATCCACCTCCATACTGAGCAGGGATCTCCATAGTTCTAATTTCAGGGCCAGTCCTTTGGGTGGCCCTACCCATTGCAGAATTTTCCATGAAATTCCCAGCGGCTATTTTGCGCTCTTCCATCGGGAGCGACTTATCGTATGCGTCTCTTGCGGCCGCGTTTGCTTTGCCGGCGTATTCTCGAGCTTCTTTGTTGTAAAGCCGCGTAATACCCTTTTTATCGGTCGCAGAGCCATATTCCTCAATGTCCTTTTGAGTCTGCATACGATCGGCTACTTGAGCCAGCTTCTTTTCTCTTACCGCTACGGCGCCTTGCGCGGCGGCCTTGTTAGCATCCTGTCGGTCAAAAAAGCGGTAATGGTCTTCTCTTTCACGACGCTCGGCTTCTTTTCGAAGTTGAAAATTGTCAGTCCCAAGAGAACTAGATGGTTTGAATCCGGATGCGGTGGTGGAAAAATCTCTGTAGGGGTTCACTCGGTTTGGATCTAAGTCTTGGGGTTGGCCGTATTTCGAATAACCAAATTTTGGTCGAATAGGGTTACCGCTTTCATCGACCCTGGAAATGCCAGTGTTTGCGGCGGCCATGTCCGGCTCACGATTTACCTTCTGATCCTGAACTGACTGGAAAGCTTCAGGCATAGTCATCCCTTTGAATGGACCTTTTTTATATGTCATATTTCCAGCCGGACCACTTGTGTAACCAGATTGATTAAATTGTCTATCAGCTAGTTGTTCGGGACTGCCTTCGTAAGGGTCCGGCGCTGGCACAGGTTGACGCCTAACGCTTTGCGGGGCATTCGAGCCGTTGTCGCCATCGGTCGGCGTTCGAGACTGCAAATTGCTGTCGCTGTAATCGGCCTTGCCCATTTGGGCATTTTTCTTGGCACCATAACCCGCTACGGGTTGAGCAGTTCTTCCTACTCCCCGCAAAGCTCTTTGAGTTTTTTGAGTTTGCGGACTGTTGAAACCATTAATGAACCTACTGTATGGATCATCCGCTTCATTTAAAAATCCTTGTGCGGATTGGTTAAAGCCGGGCATGTTGTATTGCATCGCCATACCCTCTTTCTGAGTGGTGATGGCCAAATGTCAACTGCGTTATTTCACAACAGGCTATAGCAGGACAATATTTTGAAACTCACGAGATGCCGTTGCGGTCACGCGACCAAATTTTAAGGCTATGTTTTTCAGCCTCTTTTCGCATTGAAGCAGTTCCAGCGCCACCAGGAAAAACAATTAACGCATCAGATTCTTTGGCCATCTTTCGATTTCTAATTGGTCCCGCAGCCCTGCCATGCTTTTTCCATTCGGCGGGATACAGTTCAACCGGGATTCCGTTTTGATTTGCCCAAGCTTCGCCGAAACGGTCTGCTCCGCTTGCACCGCCAGACAATATAGTTGTGATGTTGTGCTTTTCGTTTAGTCGATCAAGCCAATCTGAATCCTCGGGCTTGTGTTGAAAGTTCCGCCCTCCTGCAATGACCACTCTCATGCGGCGTCCTCCTCCATTTCATCATGCCAAGTTTTAGGCTCTCGGCTCATAAGCTTAGCTGCGTGCGCCGCCACTCCCTCATGACTAAACCGGTAAGCGTGACAGTGTGGACAAATAGCAACGTGGCGAGTTACGATTGAACTGCACCCATGGCAAATTTTGTAAGCGCTGCTGTTATTGATGATTTTTAAACCTTGTTCTTGTCGATTCATTTCTAAAGAAGAAAGCTTAATTCCACGGTTTTGTGAATCAAGTCAAAACCCAAATTTCTTGTCTGCCCCCCCCCAAAGAAAAAAGAGGGTAACGTATTGTTCTGTCCTGTTCTGTCCTGTCCCGTCTTGTACTGTTATGTAGGTGGAGACAAATCTATCGGGCTCGGAGTCCACTCGGAGTCGGCTCGGATTTCGGGAAGGTAACGGTTCGCAAACCAGTCCGCAGGTACGTCCGCAAATCGTCCGCTTAAATAGAAACTTCTTAAATACAACCCCTGAATAACGACCGGATAGTCATGCTACATGCAATTTCCGACAGTGCATCTCAACCTGAGCTCACTTGAGGTAGCCGGCAATCGAGCCCGTGATTTTTGCGTTCGAGTGCTCAATTGCACACCGCAAAATCATGATCGATCCCTCACTCATTCCAGGTAGGGCTGAAATTGGAATGATGGCTGAAGATTGTTTGCCATGCACGTCGAATGTTTCATACCAAATTCCTGTAGCAGGATTGTATTGGTAAAATTGGAAATTCAAATTTTGTGTGGCGTCGTCGTTAAAAATCGTAAGCTGGTCGCAAACAAAAGATTTCCCAGCAGGCACTGCAACAGCGCAAAACGCGCTGACGTTTGTGCCTAGCTCAATATTGATCAAGGGCGCCGCCGGAACTCCAGCAGTAAAGGTGCCTGTCCCGGACCAAATAGATCCAACATTGGAACCTCCTGTGCCAACTTCAATTACCTCCAATTTGGTCACGATGTAAAAAGTCCCAGATGTGGCAACGGCTGTTTGACCATTCAGGTTTACATTTTCAATCAAGACCTCGAGGTTCTCGTCTAGCCCAGTGACTTGGACAACCCAGGCCCCTGTTCCGCTTGTCAAAACATCATCTCCACTTGTAGAAGCAATTTTGACCTGAGCTGGTGTTGCAATTAAAGATTGAATGTTCGCAGTGATGTCGGCGACATCTGTGCCTGAAAACAAGGGCCGTAAATCTGTGGTGACGCTGTGCGTGTTACCAATCGCAACAATTTTCCCAATTCTGTCAGAGACAGTTGGGATCCTGCGAATAAAAGTGCTCATCAAACGCGCTTGCTTGCGCCAGTGTTAAAACCAGCTCCGCGTTGTTCTCGGACCCCAAAAGTAAACTCGAGGGTAGTTGGCACGGTGCAGTCGTAATCAAACTGAATCTGATCTCCAATATCAACAGCGGTGAATGTAATTGATTCGCCGGACGCTAGAGATTTACCAGCAACTGTTCCGGCACTGGCGCCAGTGTTCTCAACCAATACGGTGACGCCTCCACGCCAGGTTCCCGATTCATTGGTCTTAGTCTCAGTTTTGTGAACTTGCCTCATAGGGCATTCCTGAGTCGATCTTGATGCTTGTCAAGTCTGATCAAGTGAGTGTATCGTGATGTTGATGAAGAATCACAACACTCAACTTTGGAAAAAAGTCCAGACGGCGATAATCGATTCCGGTTTTCCGCTTCCCAAATACGGGGCCGATGGAGAACCTGGGGAAGAAACAGCAAACGCCATGCTGTTGCTTATTCGGGCGTATTTGGATCGAATCAATTCCGATTCGCCATTAGACGATGCAGCAATGTCATCAAAAATTGATGCCAGAACTTCTCTGAACATCGGAACGCTATTGCCAAAAGTTCAGCCTACGTTTTTGCAACTTGCTCTTTTGGGTAAAAAAATTGCAGCGGCGCAAAATCTTGATTACCGCATGATTTCTGGGACTAGGTCCTACGAGGAACAGAACAAGCTATACGCCAAGGGTCGCACAACAGCCGGCCCAAAAGTCACAAATGCTCGAGGTGGATACAGTCGGCACAACTTCGGGATCGCGGGTGACTTCGGGGTGTTCGACAAAGAGGGCCAATACCTGGATTCGGGCAATCCGTCGCTCGCTTCCCAGATCCACCAAGCGGTGGCCGAAGAGGTGAAGGCCCGAAAGATAAACATCGACTGGGGCGGTGACTGGAAGTCATTTGTTGATGAGCCGCATTTCGAGTATCGAACCGGCCTTTCAACAAGACAACTTCGAGAGCGAGTTCAAGCAGGAAAGGATATCGTATGAAAGTTCTTTTATTCAGAGGACGCGGTTTTATGTCTGCGGCGATCCGGTGGCAGTCTCGATCGATATACAGCCACGCTGCGATTCAACTTAGGGATGGATCGATCATTGAGTCATGGCAGGGCGACGGCGTCCGGCAAAAAATACTAACTGACTGGAAAGGGATCGATGCGTTTGACATCGTGAACGCCCCTGATATCGGGATCGAACTTGACGAAGATGGATGCGAAGAGTTTTTACGCGCCCAAATCGGGAAAGACTACGACTACTCTTCCGTTTTAAGGTTTGTCTCTCGGCGAAAAGGAGGAAACCCGAACCGGTGGTTTTGTTCTGAATTGGTTTTCTCTGCTCTAGGTTACGCTGGCGTTGACTTGTTTGAGCGGTGCGAGCCATGGCGAGTGTCACCCGGCATGTTGGTCTACTCACCGTTTCTTTCTCGCGCCCAGAGATATGCTGTGTTGCGTCCGCGCTTTTAGTAGCTGAATTTTTCAGTGCAGGGATTTAACAAAAAAAAGGGCCTCCTCCGAAGAGAAGACCCTCAAAATGCCGTAGTAGGCTTTTACTGTTATTTTTGATCGCGGCGGTTAATCGTATTCTTTGAAATTCATCGCCTCCTCGTTTTCATCATAGCCGGCATAGTAGGCTTCGATTTCCTCTGCGGTCATATCATCCGCATCGACTTTGGGGGAGGTCATTGACCCAACCTCATAGTAATGGGGACTACCATTACGGCCATAGTAGGAATCAGCTGCGCCTCTGTCATAAGGGCCGCCGTGTCTTTTGTCGTATTTTTTGCTCATAGTTATTTCTTGACAAAGCCTTCTTGGGAGACCTATCGGTTGATACATTCTTCGGATTCGACGTAGGAGCCCATTTCGGCGAGGACTTGGGCAAACTTGATCGGGCCGCAACTATTGGCCACCTGATCGTTAAAAGACTCAACAACACGGCCGTGGCGCTCTTCTAGTCTGGCGCGGTTTTCGGGAGTCCATTTGATCTTGAAAACGTGCCAGCCACCATTGTCGTATTCATGGCCGTCAAAACGAACCCAAGACTTTCCGGCGACTTGTCGCTTGTCCTTTTGGCGCCTTAGGGTCAACTCAGCCAATTCCGCGAGGAACCAGTACATGTCGGGATTAAGGTCGAAGCCGCTTTTGGTGTGAGCGGTCGGAGCAGACGCAATAGCTTTTTGAAGATCGTCAAGAGCCTTAACTGCCTTTGGGTCCTCAACCCCGTAGGGGGCATCGTCGGTGGCCTTGGTCCTGACCGGACGCCAGTCGACCGGATCGCCATGCCCCCGATTGGAGAGTTCAGCGACAGGTTTGTTGTCGATGTAGAGTCGGCCCGTAAAAGCCAACGTTTCCTCTGAAAGAGAAAGGGCTGGCTTGAAGGACTTGATTTCGATGGTTGGGTTGTATTTCATAATGATAAGTAGGTTGGGTTTGGAAATATTGGTAAAAGTGGTTGGGGCGCCCCCGTGGATGAGGCGCCCCTTGTGCGGTTAGGCGGTCAGGCCGTTTTCCCCGATCACGATTGGCTCCTCAATCGAGCGTTTGCGAACCACGACGCGGTCATGCGCGGGACGAACGTGGGCGGGAACCGAGACTTCGTCACGATGATCGACCACGACTTCCCTGCCTTCGGACGGGAGAGTTACAATTCCGCCGGAACCAAGCAGCCCCTTGAGGGTTGCCTGTTGGCGCTTGATCTTGGACTCAAGCTCGCGCTGGGCAGCTTTGAGTTCAAGTAGACGACGCGCACGAGCGCGGATGGACTGAATTTCTGAACGACTGAGGTTTGACATATTAGGTAGTAGGTTTGGGTTAAAGCAATGTTTGCTTTGCGGTGTATTAAAACACGACTGCGTGTAATCGTCAACATCAAATGATGATTTTTTTCATTTTTAGTCCACACTGCTTTGTGCTTATGCTCTTGCCAGATCCATTTTCGGATTTAATCGGATCCTCCGATGTCGCAGAGTTGTGCGAAATTATGATTGTGGAACACGTTGAGCAGTTGTATGGCCGAATGATAACCAGGTCTGAGTTTTGGGAAGGTTTCGATTGGAAACTCGACAAGGAATACAATGATGTTCATCGGCCTCGACGCGGCAGGGCTTGGTTTTTTTGGAAAAGTGAACCAATTGTAAGATTGGAGTATGAGCTTGAGCCAGCCATTGGAAGTGAAGGGTTTGAGTTTTCGGCTTGCCGGCCTTCGGCAAACAGAACAAAATATCATGCCAGCAAAAAAAACACCATCTAGCAAGAACACATCAGTTGCAAAAGCGAAACTTGAAGCTAACAAGGCACAGGCCCTCGCCAGAATGTCTATGCTGGAGCTTTTAGAGAGCGCCGTCGATAACCGAGGCATTCCTCTTAACGACAAAGTGGTAACCGTCCTGGTTGATGCAATGGAAGCGGAAAAGGAAGACGGGCAGCCCGATCACGCAATCCGTCTGCGAAGCGCTGAACAATTCATGAACCGCACTTTGGGTTTGCCGGTTAAGAGAGAAGAAAAGATCCACCGCACGGTTACAACTGATGACGATGTGCAAGAATTACTCAATACGTCGGAAGCATTTCGCGAAACCGTGGAAAAAATGCTTGATAAGGCGAAAACTGTTGCTGATGTTTAGTCGGCTAGGGACGCCGCTGGATTAAAGCAACCATATTAGGCGTGACAGCCGGAGAGACGGCATAAACCTACTCACCAATATGTCATGGCACTACAACAAGAATCTCCTCGAGAGCTCGCTCTCTTCGCAGGAGCAGGAGGGGGGCTCCTCGCCTCAGAACTCTACCTTAACTGGCGAACCGTCTGCGCGGTCGAATACGAGCCTTACCGGATCGAACGACTCCTCCAAAGGCAAGAAGAACAGCACCTCTGCCCGTTCCCGATCTGGGACGACGTCACGACATTCGACGGGAGACCATGGCGTGGACAAGTGGATATTATTTCTGGTGGATTCCCGTGTCAAGACGTCAGCATCAGTGGCACCGGTGATGGACTCCGAGGATCCCGATCGGGTCTCTGGGATCACATGGCAAGGATTATCGATGAAGTTCGACCCGGAAACGTTTGGATTGAAAACTCACCACAGCTTATTCGAAGAGGCCTTGGACGAATACTCTGTGATCTTGCCGCCGTGGGGTATGATGCTACGTGGGGAGTTGTTTCAGCGCGAGACGCCGGAGCCCCACACCTTCGCAAAAGAGCATGGGTCCTTGGGTGGCTGGGCGACCCCGAAGAAAAGAGACTGGAAGGATACAGCCGGAACCTCAAAGACCGGTGTGAATCCTGATGGCTCGGTAAGAGACCGTATGGATAGACTCGCCATGCAGGTATTTCATGGCGACCCGTGGCCCATCCCCACAAAGGCCGAAGGGGAGAAAATCCCGAACCGGCCCAACTTCGGCAAGGTCGGGCTCTCGAATAACCCTCGCATTGTGGGGGAGCCTGACCGACCCAAAGGCCGGAAGGGGCAGTCGCTCGACTCGATCAAGAATATTCCGACTCCAACCAAGGGAGACGCGAAATCCTCGGGGAGTCGCAACACCCCTGACTCGAAAGCCAACGCGGGAGTGAGTTTGACCGATTTTATCAAAGGCGATGGTGGGACCGGCCGCAGTGAACGTTACGAGGCTGAATTTGTCGGTGAATTTTTCCCGACCCCGACCAAGGACGCCGCCAACGAGCGGAACGCCCCCTACAAGCAGGGAGGAACCTCGCTGTCGACGGCGGTCAAACCCAAGGATGAATCCGTTGACAAACCAGGTCAGTTGAATCCCGATTGGGTTGAGTGGCTTATGGGATGGCCGGTCGGGTGGACCTCACGCGACCCCCTCGCGGACATGACCCCGCTTCCATGGGGTAAGGATCCCGGCGACACCGGTGAGGTCCCGAGGACCGCCCGTGACATCAGGGACAGGGTGAAGAGAATTGAGGCCATCGGTGATGGTCAAGTACCAGCGGCCGTCGCTCTCGCGGTTAGCTTGCTCAACAAAGCTAGAGAGAATATTGAAAAAATTCAGCAATGAACAAAGAACAAAAACTCGACGATCAAAAGGTGTCTGAAAAAACCAAATGCCTTATGGAGTTGGTGTCTCTAAACAAAGATATCAACAAGGCGCTTAACGCCGTTCGCTCCATGAGCAAATCAGAATACATCAAGGCGGAAAAACAAGCTGTTGATCGATATGGCCCAGACCTGCTCCACGCAGTAATTAAAAGCGAAAACGAGAAAATTTTGGTTTTCAGCGTTGCAGACAAACACGATTGGCCAAGGCCGCCTCGTAAACTTGCAGGTCGTGATCCATGGGATATTTGTAAAACGGAAGAAGTTCAAAAAGATAAAAAGACTTGGTTGACCGATTGGGAAGAATCTCGAACGGAGCAGATCAATTGTGAAGAGCCGCCGAGCGGACAGGATACATCTTCGGCAATCAAAAAACCTAGCGAATCCATTTCCGATTCATTACAAAAGCTGGAGGAGCGCACTCAGAAATTGACGGACGCCCTGGAAGAAAAATCTGACGCAATAGTCGATGTAATTGAAGACGTTCTTCAGTTCTTAAACAAAAAATCTTGAACATTAGACCCGAGCATTTGCCAGTCGTTAGGGCGGCCGACCAAGATGGCTACGATGGAGGTTACGTTGCCCTTCACCGCCAATGGTCTGCGTATGGGAGCACTCGTGATGAAGCTCGCCGCCGACTGTCCCGCAAGCTCAAGAAAATTGCATTAAATGATCAGACGACAGGAAAAGACCTGTGACAGCCGGAAAGACGGCACGTAATCCAAAAATGAAATCAACATGCCAAATCTAAACAAAGTAATGTTAATAGGAAATTTGACTCGAGACCCTGAAGTGCGATATACGCCCAAGGGAACCGGCGTCACCGACATCAGTCTAGCGGTAAACCGAACCTGGTCTTCCGAAGACGGCCAGAAACAAGAAGAAACAACGTTCGTTGATATTACATTTTTCGGCAAGACCGCAGAGATTATTGACCGATACTGCTCAAAAGGAAAACCTGTCTACGTAGAGGGGCGCCTCAAACTCGACACCTGGGAAGACAAAAACACCGGCCAAAACCGATCCAAGATGAAAGTGGTGGGTGAGCAGATCCAATTTTTGAGTTCTCGGTCAGCCGATGATGCTACGTCAAGCCGTGCAGACAACACAAATTACGATCGAGCTCAGGCACAAGCTAATCAAGGAGGCCAAGGAAAACCGTTACCGTCAAACGGCGATGACCTTCCTATGTAATAAACACGTAAAAAATTATCGAATGACAGAAGAATCCATTCAAAATCAAATCTGCGACCTTTGGAAACAGATTGATGAAGCTCGTCAAGAGCAGAATTTAACCCAAGGGCAATTGTCAAAAAAGGCGGGGATTTACCAGACCATCTACAGCGACATTAAGATGGGAGTTAGGCCGCTTAACCTGAAAAGGGCTATTGCCTTAGCTGATGCTTTAGGGCTCAAAATCCAAATTGCAAAGTAGAAAAAAATTCAAAGAAATCTTTCGAAGCTTGGGTTCGATTTCGCAGTGTGCGAAGTCGGATTTCAAGCTTCGTTCATTTATACTCGTTTTGTTTTGCCGCGCTTGCAGATAAACTTGAGTTGCCAAAACCCTACTAAATTAGTCAAGAATTGCTAAAAAAGTCACATCTTGTGAAGATCGAAGACATCTGTTAGGTTACGCAAAAGTCGATCATGAAAAAACAGGACATCACAAAACTTGCTAAAAATTCTAAGCGAGAAATGATTAAGAAAATTGCTTTAGGGCTTAAACAAGGGGAAGGCATAGCAATATCGGACGTAGCATCCGAAATCAAAACCTCTACAACCACCATCAATAGGCACGCAAAGATTCTTGGCGCAATTGCAATATTCTATCCCGGAGCAGTCAAAACCGCCTATTTGGTAAACCCAAAATACAATAAATGAAAGCTACCAAAACTTCGGGGCTTCCTGAACAAGAACCTTCTGCGGATCAAAAAAGAATTGTTAAGCTTTTGGAAGACAACAAGAAGTTGCGTGGTGAACTGACTTTAAAAAATCGCCAATGCGAGGAATTAGAAAAAACCCTTTTCAACGCTCGAAAGGCAAAGAGAGGAACGATACCTAAAACGTCTACGAGAAAACGAAAAAAAGACGATTGGGTGCGTGTTATTATCACCGACACGCACGGGAGCAAAGTCGATCCAGCAGCTTTTGCGGCCGTAATGGGCGACATCAAAAAGCTGGATCCGGATGAAATCATTCACTTAGGTGACTCAATTGATTGCGGAGGATTTCTGGCCGAACACCACACGCTCGGTTTTGTCGCCGAGACGGAATACACTTACGAAGACGACGTGCTAAAAGCTAACGAGCAGTTTGACGAAATTCAACGTATCGCACCTCGAGCTAAGTTTCATTTAATTGAGGGAAACCACGAGCGGCGAGTTGAATCATATTGCGTTACAAAAGCGTTGCGAAATGGCACAGACGCTGAATACCTTCGTCGCCTCATTAGCCCCCACACTCTTTTGCAGATCAAAGAAAGAGGCATCAATTATTATCGCGAGGGAGAAATGCACCGAGGCGCGACCATACCAGGTTGGCTACGCCTTGGAAAGTGCTGGTTTGTGCATGGTATCAGCACGGCTAAGCACGCGGCGGCAGTTCATTTAGCAAAAGCCGGAGGCAATATTGTTTACGGCCACACGCACCGCATTGATTCCGCTCACGATGAACTTACGAATGTAGGAACAGTAGCCGCTTGGAATCCTGGGTGCCTTTGCACCAAACAGCCGCTCTGGAGACACAGCAGTCCTACCGGCTGGGGAACAGGTTACGCCGTGCAGATTGTTGCCAAGTCCGGCGAATTTTTGCATTTAAATGTCCCAATTATTGACGGCAAAAGTCTGCTGATGCCCCTTTTTCATACAGCTAGTTCTGGCAAATAACTTGCGTGACAAGCGTTTGAAAAGTGCATACGATCTCGCGATGACGAGATCAATTGCCCTGATTTTTTGTTTTTTTGCAGAGAGTGCTTTTTCGGAAAACCAACCATCATTTTTTTCTTTTTTCGCAACCAGAGATTTATCAGCGAAGATGGTGCAACAAGCCAAGCTGTGGAACAACCGGCACTATCGTAAAGGCGCATCATGCCAGTGCGCCAATTTTATTGGCGAGGTAGTCACTTCTTCTGGTGGAAGTAAACCAAAAGCTTCATCTCTGGCTCGTAGCTGGCTCGAGTGGGGGAATCGAGTTTCAATTGCAAAAAATGCAATAAAACCAGGTGACGTCATCGTAACATGGCGGGGCTCCAAAAATGGCAACAGCGGTCATATCTTGATTTACATCGGTGACGGGCAATGTATTCACCGCCCGACAAGATCAAAACCCGTGCAAGTAACAGAATTGTCAATTTACCGATCGAAAATACTTGGAGTCAGAAGAGGATCCTGAGATTTTGATTCCTATTTAATTGATCTCGTTTACCCACTCCGCAACGAGAATCAAACTCTGGTAACGGCCACCTGGTCGTTTTCGAAGAATGCCCTTCAGGCGTCCACAAATTACTACGCGCTGGCCTTTTTGCCAGTCGGAGCAAAGCTCTCCAATAGTGTCCCAGCAATCGACTGAAACGTAAGTAGCGTGTTCCTCCTCATCTCGGTTCACAGCCACCTTGAGTTCAGTAACCGATCGCCCAGAAGGCGTAGTTTTGAAAATAGCATTTTCGGTCAGATAACCAGTTATCGTAACGTCATTTCGGTCGTGGGCCATTGGCTATTTTTATTAAGATGTCAGCATGAGATGGCTGGTTGTCGCGGTCGAAACAAGCGAGATCCACACCCCTGAGCTCCTGCCAAACCAATTTTGGAGTAATCTCAAGCTCTCCAGCAAGCAAAGCTTTTTCGAACTTTTCTACGGCTTCTAATTTTGTTTTGCACCGAAACGAGCGAACCCTGACACCAAGGCGAGCAGCAAGCTCAATCGTGGTCCAGGGTATCGCTCGATAGTTTTGAATGAAAAAAGGGTTAGACCACCTTGAGGGTCGGTCTACGCACACAACATCACGGTCAAGGGTTTTCATCCCCCTTTTGCCTCGGTAAATCCGTTGCGGCTTGTTTGGCATTGCAGAATTTTTCAAATGAGGTGGTTGGCCGTAGCATCAGCAGACGACCGGATGGTCCTCTTTTGATTTCCACTTCGGGACAATTCGATGCTTTCAACTTCCTTGCAAGGGTTGATGAACTTATTCCTATTTTTTTGCAAAACAATTGAGGAGATATCCATTCTTCTAATTCATGAATACCATACCCTTTCACAGAAAGCCAAGTTTTGATTTTACTCATCATTTCCGCGTCGGTGGTAGCTACCAATTGAATTAGTGATCTCGGTTTCTGTAAATCAGGCATCTTGGGCCTCCTTCCATTCGTCGTATTCTTTTTTCATGTGCCGCCATGCTTCATCCTTACGAGTCAACAACGCAGGGTTGGAGTAGTCAAGAAAAGCCTCAAAATCATCAGGCATAAGCCTTTCCTTTTTGTCTTTTTTGACAACACCGCCAGTGGCAGTGTTTGCCCTTCTGGAGGCGCGGTCAGATTCACTAATCCAATTATTGAGCAAGGTGAATAAATCCCGGCGCCGGAAGTCTTCGTTTGTTGGAATCGTGGCACGGTAGTAAGTCCTGACTGACCTGTATTCGTCAGGATCAATTGGAAGAATATCCAGCAGGGCCTTGGCTTCTGCAACGGTCCACTTAGTTGACTCCATTCTGTTAAAAAGCGAGCCAAGCTCGACCATCAGGGGAGTGTTTTTCTTTACCCGAGCTTTTTTGGCTTTTTCTTGGGACATGGACCTCCAACCGGCCGGCATGACTGACTCGACTTCTTTAGAAGTCGGATCCTGTTCTGTCTCGTCCTGTTCTGTCTCGTCCTGTTCTGTTCTGTTATGTTCTGTAGGAACACTTGTGTCGACTCGACTCGGAGTGGCCTCGGAGTCAAAACCTGGAAGGCTCTGATCTTGCTCTTCAGGTATAATTTCAGCCTCGATCCAACCGATCTCATCAGAAGAAAGGACTTGAATTGCGGTCTTTAGCTTAGCCTCTTTGACTCGCAATTTTACTGACAAACTTCGGGCATCGTGAGGAATCTCTCTGGAACCGCGAGTAAGTTCACCTCGAGTTCTTGATTGGCTGGCCTCAAGCGCAAGCACGCAAAAGATTCCGTAAATTTCTGGGCCATCTGGTCTCTCCATTAAAGCGCAGAAACCATAGGAGGATGGGTTGTAAGGCAGTGCGATCCATTTCATGACCTCGCACCGCTTGCTTTGGCTGACCTCAAAGGTCTCTTCCCAATTGCTGATTCGGTATTTTATCATAAGTAAGTAGGTTTAATTTTAAACTTGCTCCAACATCTTTTCGACCCAGACCGGCGGCATGATTTCAGCAACACCTATTCTTGGCCATTCATCCACTTGGAACGCATGGGCTATCTTGTAAAGGTCTGCTCGGTATTCGCGCCGACCTAGTTCAAGCCAGTCTGATGGCATCCAATGCAGAGCGCACTCATACGGCCATTCCTTCTCGATCGCCAATATTCCTGCTCGGGATTTGTCGAGACCAGCTAATCGGCAAACATCGACGTAGAAAGCCAATTGCTTGTGATATCCATATTTCTGAATGCTGGCGGCAAATGGTTCCGCAGCGGCGTTCACGGTTGTTTTAAGGTCGATTACGGAGTCACCATTGAGATCAAGCATGTCGAGGCGAGCTTTTAGCTGCATCAGCCACCTGTCTTCCTCCCTGCCTCCGGCGTAACACCCAAACACGGTCACTTCAGTCTGGCTGCCCTCAATGGCTTCCCAAACCTCATCATAATCCCTGATGGATTGACACATTTCAGACATTCCGATGAACCAATCAGCGTCTACAATCTCCATGCCGCTTTTGGTGGATTCTTCCAACCAAGCTTTATAACCAGGAAAGCGTCGATTGAAGTCAGTCGGCATCTTGAGTGACCTCGATGGAGGTCGATCCTCGTTTTCTTTCTCGACCCTGGCTTTTTCTTGCGCTAAAAACTCAGCTTTTTTCGAATCATCTAGCACGGCATAACGGCTGTAAAAAAGATCCGGCTCAAGAAGAAGCGTATGGAACTGACGACCCTGCAAAAGAGCCTCAGTGTCTAGCCTATCCCTAGTTGGGTTCTCAAGAATTTGTTTAAAGCGCCACAAAGACCTTTGTGCAGCTTTCATTCGCGTGTTGTTAAGACCTTGAGACATTGCGTATGCCTCAAACGACAAGTCGTTACAGACCTGATTGACTGGATTTTTAGGATTAAATATCATTAGTTTAATAGAGAATGGTGAAGTGAAACTCGCTCTTCGAGCGAACCAGAAGGTTGTTCGAAAATCGAAATAAGGGCAAGCCGGTTCCCAGAAATATCGACCACCGAAGCGGTCATTGGGTCGTCCGGATCATTTAGCAAACCTCCAAGCTCAACCCCGACAATGTCAAAAAAACCGCCAGCATTGGCAATCCACATGGCATCTATCACGGGTTGGCGAAGAGGTTCGGGCATGGAATCTATTACCATGTCACAGCGGTAAGTTCATCAAAGCGGTCAATGACCGAAGACAATGTTGGGCCGGCTAAAGACCTCCAAGTCTGGTCAGGCTTTGTAAGTTTGTGATTCCGAAGAACCTCATCAAGATCTCCATCAGTAAGTTCAGCATTTTTCAGCTTAGTCTCAATTTCGTCGATTAAGTCTTGATTAAGATCGACAACTGCAACAGTTGCTTCCTCAACAGGAATTTCAGCAGAAAGTTTCTCCTGCTCTTCATCCGGCTCAATGGGATTGTGAACATTGTCGAGGTCGATTAATCGAGTGAACTCATCAGTGCGAGGAAGCCACTTCATCATGTTCTTCAAACACGTCCTTTTTCTCATGTCATCGGGATCAGTCTGGTTTGGGTTGAATTTACCGTTGAAGTCTTTCGATCTCCTCCGCTTCGATTCCACCTCCTCAATGTCCATCGCATGGATCTGCATAGGGTGTCCTTTAAACTTAACGCGAGTATAAACTGCAATCGGAGTCTTCGACGTTCTAGGAAAAGTTGGTCGATGAACTAATCGATCACTTCCATCCTCGTTTCCACCCCGCTGGTAATCAAATTCGTCATCCTCATAGACCACTGCCCCGTCTACAATTTCAGCACCACAATAGTCGTGCAGAATTGTGACAAAGCCTTTGTAGTCCACTATAAGGGTGCATTCCAATTTCCATTGGCCATCAGGTTGTTTAATGTTTCGAGGAATCAGGTGAGCGTCTCTGGAGTTCGGCATCAAACCAAACTCCGCAAGCTCAAGAACGCATGTCGCAATTGAGTGCTTGGTGCATTCCTTCAATTTCGGATTTTTTTCCAAGGCGGTTACAAATGTCCGCTCCAGTCTTTGAACCCAACCAATCCGGTTTTCTTCTCCTACAATAAGACCCGGTAGGGCCTTGGCGATCTCTTCATGGGCGGCGTCCGAACGGACCCAATCCACAAGAGCCTTGACTTTGGTGTTTTGTTTGCTCATTTGTTATTACGGTAAGTAGGTTTACCAAGAAGGGCGGTATCCACCGGATCCGCCCTTCGCTTTTCCTACTAATCTTCATAGTTTAGTTTGTGGCTTCTCAGCCGTTTCAGATAACGCCATCCCCTCTGAGAGCCGTGAATGTAAAAGTAGCCTTCGGAGTCTCGGTGCGAAAATCTTCCGAGAACCGTCGCGTCCTCGATCTGGAAATCATCCCAGTGAGCCACCACCACCAGTTCCCAGAACCTAGGAAGCGGAAGCGTGATAGCTTGGGGATTCCCATCCCCTTCGACCCAGACAATCTGTTGTCGCCCAGACGGCGCTGTCCGGCGCTGTCCGGAGTCCTTGATAAGCCCTTTCCGGCGCAACGGCGCGAGACGAGGGGTTAGCGATTCGTTCGGGATCTGAGTCAGGGCCTGAATCTCATAGCAAGCCAACCCTTCGGGATGTTTGATAACGGCGCGGACAACCTGCATCTCAAGTTCGCTCGCCTTTTGTCCGCGAATTGAACTGGCGGCGGCATGAGCAGTCTGGGGATCTTCCTCGCGAGCCCATGCGGCCCCGTTTTCTGCTTCTTCGAATAAATCAATCATGACGGGCCTCCTCCCTGTAATGGGCCGCTATGGCCTTCAAAACATTGTTCTTCGTTTCCGAATTATGAATTGAAATTTGCTTATCAAGGCGGTCGGCCGCGAGATTCAAAGCTTCAGAATAGTAGACTTGTTTCCACCCCGCAACATCGCGTGCGGCGTAGACAAGCTGCGCCGCTTCTTCTTGAATTGGGTTTGGATACTTTTCAAAAGTTATAGAGTTGTTCATCATTTGGTGGGTGTTTTTAATTGAATGACAGTTTTTTGGTCAGCCTTTTTCGCGACCTTATATTGCTTGCACTCTAGTGACTTCACGACTGAGGGGTCATCTTCTAACAGAACGCCAGAATGCCGAAGGGCATCTAGCGGAATCTTGGAAGCGGCAAACAGGTTGTCTAGGTCAAGCGGGTGAGTCGCGTAGTGGCGAAAAATAACGACTTCGCACTCTTCAATCTGTTTGAAACCGCGCTCAAGATTTGCCTGTGTTCGAATCAAAAGCGTCCACTTGTCCTTAATCTTACGGTAATTTGCCCAGTGCATCCTCATAAGGCCCTTAGAACCGTTAAGACTTGGAGCCAGCATAGGAATCGAAAACTCAATCATTGTTCACCTCCTCAGGTTTGATGTCGATTGTCTCAAGCAAATTTGTAATCGGCTCTAACCTCAACTCGGCAAATTTTTTCACTCTATCCTCAACAGTGTCTCGGATTTCGTTCTCAACGATAGAAATAATCTTTTTTGCGGCCCATTCACTAATTTCTAAATTGGTGATTTGAACTGTTTCGATTCCAGATTCTACTTCGATTGAAGAACGGATGGAGGGGCGATCATAAATGTCGCGGGTCGTAATGAATATTTGTTTTATGTGCATAATAAGTAGGTTGTTTTCAAGTTGCATTCAACTTGGCTTGATAAGTTGACGGCAACATCTAAAAAGTCAAGATTTATTGCCTTACGGCCAAGATTGCTCTAGGGTTTTGGAAATGACACCCCTTGATCTAATCAATGCCGTGCGGCAAAACGGAGGCGCGTGGTTTGAGTCTTTTGGGCGGATCAAAATGAAGTCCGGAGCAATCGGCCGGCCTTCGATGAACGCTTACCAAAGAGACATCAATGAGGTCCACCAGTTCTGTCGTGAGAACGAACTCCCTTGCCGAGTCATAGGCCTCAAGCCTCGTCAAAAGGGGTCATCGACTTTTTTCACCAACCTTATGTATTCCGATGTGCGGCGACCGAAGGTCGGGGAAGCTGAAGTGTCGGCTTGTGTAATGGGAGGGCAATACAGCCAGGTGGACAACCTGTGGCAGATCCTGAACCGTTACGAGGCTCACGATTCTTTCGAATGGGGGAATCAGATGAAAATCAACAACCTTGAGGCGACCTGTTCGAACGGTGGCCGGATAGTGAAAGAAACCGCGGGTGATTTCGACGCTGCCCGTTCGGGAACTTTTCAGTGGCTTCTCACAACAGAGACAGCACGCTGGCGAGACGAGGGTGTCGCGAATGCCCACAAGGTCCTTCAGGGGGCGATGGCTTGTGTTCCGGACCTTCCTGGGACTGTAGTGGTATTGGAGTCAACAGCCAACGGATCCAGCGGGGCTTATTTTGATTTCTGGCAGGGAGCAGTGACCCTTGAGGATTTCAAAGCAGGCAAAAGAGGAAATGGTTTTGTAAAAGTTTTTCGAGCGTGGTATGAATTTCCTGATTCTCACCTTCCTTTGACCGAAACCCAAACTCAAGAAGTCGAGGGGAGTCTCACTCCGGATGAAAAAGAGCTAATCGAAGATTTTAATTGCGAAATTTCTCAAATTGCTTGGAGAAGAAACAAGATTGCTGGTGAATGCGGTGGTGACGCAGATCTGTTTGAGCAAGAATATCCCCGCTCATCTAGCACTGCTTTTCTGCTTTCTGGGCGGAAACGGTTTAACCGAATTGGAATCGAATGGCAGAAAAAAATTCGCGCTCAACACCCTGTGGAACAAGGCTCAATCGAGCTTGTAAATGATGGAAGCGTCGACAAAACGTCTTGGAGGCCAACAACTGATCCCGGAGAAGCTGAGTTCGACAGATGGGAAGCGCCTCAACCTGGTCGTAAATATGTTATTGCGGTCGATACCATGACTGGGGCCAGTCAGGCGATGGGGTTGGATCCTGATTGCCACTCAGTGCTGTGTTTCCGGAGGGGTTACTACGATGGCAGGGGTTGGCACCCCACAAGGCTCGTGGCGAGATTATTCAGTCCATGCCGCTGGGACATCGATGTTCTGGAACACGCGGTCTACCGGCTCGCCCATTACTACGGGAAGTGCATGATCGTCCCAGAGATCAACAACGATCGGGGACTGATCGAACTCCTGAAACTGCGGAGATCGGCCAAGATTTATCGACGTCGAACGACCAACAAAAAGACCGGCAAGGTGACAGATGCCTACGGCTGGCAGACCAACGTCCAGACTCGGAAGAATATCGAAGACGCAGTCGCGAAGGCGATTAGGGAATGGGATGTTGAAGGAGAAGGCGTAGAAATATATTGTCCCAATGTGATCCGAGAACTCGAGACTTTTATTGTGAACGATAAAGGAAAGGGCGAGGCCGCAGATGGCTCTCACGATGACGACGTTATTGCTCTTGGAATAGCGTTATGCACTATTGACTCAGCGACTAATTACGCTGAACCTGTTGATGAAGAGTTTCTCGCCCCGGATGTTAAAAAAGATTTCAAACGCCGAGGTCGAGTAAACCGAAACCAAAAATCTCAAAAAGCCCATTACAGATGATCAACCTTAGAGACCTCATTCCCGTCACGGGACGCCGCTATCGCAAGTCTTTGGAAATTTTGCACTCTATGCACAAAGCAATAGAGGATGCTAAAGGAGAGCGACAATTGGCTCAGCGTAGCCTTCACCATGCTATGGGAGATCTTGCCAAAAAAATCTCAACTTGGAAAGCTACCGAAAAAGACGAAAGCGTAGAGATTGTTTTGAGAGTTAGCAAATCTATGTCAAGGGCCGCCCTCAAAGCTTCGCCAGAAGAGTTCAAGAAATTTTTGGCTCAAGAACTAGCTGCAAGAGCCGTGGGTGCTTTGGACGACCTTGTTAAAGACATTGAGATGCAAGAAGAAGAATTGGCTTCCCACAAGCCTTCTAGGATAATTCGGCCGTGACGTTAAAGTTTCGATTTCTCGCTAAGTCATTCCAACGATCGAAAAGTGGGACAAATAACCTCCATCCCATTTCGGGATGTGATTCCGCGATGTCTTTGAAGGCGTTCTGAGCGTGAACAGGTCCCTGATGACATCCCGCACAAAGAGAAACTCCGTTAGAAAGATCTAACGCCCTTGTTGGATAAAGCGATTTTGGTCGGATGTGATGGGCTTGAAGGCGCCAAATCGCAAATGTTCCACCGCAGAGGACACACCTGCCTCGGCGGTCTCTAGCGTCCCTGATTCGGACTAACTTAGACCACTTGGAATGGTTCACGCGATTGAAAGAGCAAAGGTAATAGCGTTGTTCCACCGGTTTACAAGTTCAGCCCATACGTTGCTGTTTGCATCGTTTGATTCTTTTGATAACCCAGGAACAGGATTTGACGTTTTTGCGTAGCGTTCACACGCTTTACGAAATGCTGCAATAAATTCGGCGACGTTTTCACGACTTTCCTGAACAACGGCCAAAGTGTCTCGAGTTTCTGGACCCCATTGTCCATCAACCTTGACTTCGAGGCCGAGATCTTCAAGCGCCCATTGGGCAATCACAGTGACTCCGGTAGGACCAAGGTTGAAGCATCCATTCATCATTAAAAACTCAACTCCAGCATTAAACCACGGCCCTTTTATAAATTGCCGGAAATAACCGTCAATGTATGCGGCAGCCATGATCTCTCTTCGGCGCGGTGGAGCGCTTTCGAGTTGGCGATACATTTCAGGATGATCCCGCTGATTCATCCCGGCATATTCGTAACGGCCACCACCATTGCCAGGTGTGAGCCCAAGACCGTATCGCTTCAGATACCCGTTTTTGTCCCTGCGTGTTCGATCGCGTGGATGGGACTCCTGTTCGACTACTTTTAAAGCAAGCCAATACTGAGCTCTGTAGGGCCTTTCGTCGTCTACCTCTTCAATCGAAGGTGAAGCCTTAGACGCCCATTGTCTTCGCTTGGTAAAGATGCGAAGCCGTCTGAGGCAAGGTATTTTTGAAACGTCCATGTTCTCTGTGAATTGGTGCGTTGTCCCAACGAAATCGTTTTTTCCAATACTTTCCTTTTGGATTTCCGTATTCTCTTCTCAACCGGCGAGCCAAAGGTTCTTTCTTTGGGTTGAGTCCAGCGGCTCTTGCTGCCCTCCACGGGGCATTTACGTCGCACACATGATTTGGATTGAGGTGGTTGGATTCTGCAATAACCTCACCCGTTTTTTTCTGCATAGCAGCTTTGTTTTGCCTGTTGCTAAGACGCTGAGCTTGAGTTTTTTTAGTTTTGTTAAGTTTGGCGATTCGTTTCATGAGATAAATAGTTGCAGAGGAAGGAATCGAACCTTCAAGCAATGGGTTATGAACCCACGCTAGGCACCAGCCCTCCCTGCTTGAAATTACGCCGCTTTATATTGAGAACTAAACCGGCGAAAGACGCCCCAGATTACCGCAACAGCAGAAACAATTTGAAGACCGCTCGCTTCAGATCCAACAGCATTTTGGAACGTTGGGGCAACAGCGTCAAGATTGCTCAAGAGGTCGTTAGTAAGAACGCCGACCAAGCCAAGGCCGGTCAACTTACCTTTCAGAATAGTTTTAAGAAACTTCATTTTATTTAGTTGGTTTTCGAAATAGCGAGAATTTACTCGCAGTAGAATCACCTTGTCACTGTCATATCGGGTTTGTCTAGAACAAATTAGTTCTTCTCTAAAAATTTGCGCTTCCACATATCTCGATCCTGCCGCAATCTGCTATCAACATCACCTCTGCCGACTGCGTGCAAAAGCTCCTTGGTTTCCTCCCATTGGTTTTCTAGCCACTCCGCTCTATCCGCTAGTATCCTCATGGCGCCATTAGTGAAGTTCTCTCCACCTTTCAGATATGGAAGCAACTCTTGACCGAGCTCCAACCATTCTTGGTCATGGATTGAATGCCTTGCCAGTTTCGCAGCGATCCCCCAAGGAGAACAAGGCAGCGCACTCGAATCTTGCTCTCGTTGGGGTTGTTCGGTCGGTTTGTCACTTAATAGGGTATTGCCCATAATATAACAGAGTTAGATTTGTCAGCGCAGGATCGGTGGCCTTGGTCGTGCAGCAGCAGCAGCAGCGTTATTGAGTCATCCTTTCGAGCTGATCAATTCAATTTTCTACTACTCTCAATCAATTTTATCTACCTGCTTTTTTAACGAATTTAAATCGTCCTCGAGCGATTTGATTTCTTCGTTTTGCTTGAGCGGATGATCAGCTTTGTCTCGGTAATTATCAATTTCATGTTGGGTCCAATGGAGTTTTTCTTGAATGCGCCCCCAATCAGTTAAAAACTGATCTCGCCATGTCCTAATATATGCCAATTCCTTTTCATTCTCGACCATCTCTTCCTTGTTTGATTCGACGATGAGAGAAACTTTATCATCCCCAGAAGATTGAGCCCAAAGAATGACGCCAGCGGCCGTTCCAGTAACTGTTAAGCCAAGGCCGGCAAGAGAAACCATGAGGCCAACTCCCCAAGTAACATAGTTGGCTGGAATCATGCCCTTAGTCGCTGTTGCACTGCTGTAATTTTCAGACCACCGATCCATTTTTGAAAACAGGGTCGACATATCATTGCGAAGATCTTCGATTATGGCTGCTGACCCAGCAACTGTCGTTTTTACTTCGCCGATTTCGCTTCTCATCGACTCAACTTCAGTGTCGAGCCGATTTACTCTCGAACCAAGCTGGTTGATGGTCACGTCCTGGTGAATGCCTGTTTCTTCACTCATGATGGGTCGAAGTTGTAGCCAAAGCGGCTGATGTCTTTGGGGAATCGATCAGCTACGATCTGGGCTGTTTGGTCGGTGTAGTATGACCGGTAGTCCTTGCGGTTGGTCTTGTTTGCGTGCGGGAGATGTAGAGCCAGTCCCAAGCGGCCGGTGATCCTTTTCCAG